CCGGAAACTTGGATATTGTCTGTGTTTCCTCGACACTGCACCACGATGCGTACCCACAATTGTACCCACAACGGAGTGGTATTCCATGTGATTTGTTAAGCTGCAAATGCTGATTTTGGTTTCAGAATGTTACCATATGGTACTGATTGGAACGCAACGGGAAATGTGTTCTCCGCTTCGAATCCGCTATGCTCCACCATAACACGAACATGCGAACCAATCATCATTGTTGGTCGGGTGTTCGTACTGACATTCAAAAAGCCCGGCGGGTGATCCCGTCGGGCTTTTGCTTTGCGTGTAGCTTTTCCATCACCAGAACTGCCGCCGGTCTTTATAGACGATCAGCAGATCAACCGTGCGCGTCCTGCCAAACACCTCATTCAGCACCGTGCGCACCTTGTCCCAATTGCCGCCCGCGATACCACATCCGATATATCCGGGCACGGCAACCGCCTTGACGTGAAGTTTCTGCGCCCGCCGGAGTACGTACTGAAGGCACTTGCGCAGCGCGTTATAGTCGGTCAGACCGCCGTCAATGCCGGGTTCGCCCATCTGACTGAACATGTTTGCCACAATCTTTCCACGGCCCATGACCATATAGACTTGACCCAACAAAGCATCACCAGCCGTTGCGCAATAGCGCTGGTACTCTTTATAGCTTGCGGGCAAGAGCATCTTGTCCTTGATAGCAAGGGCAACACCGCCGCCCATCACACCAAAATAATTCACCTGATGGCAGATGATTTCTGCCTCGCAGGTCAGCAGATCGCCGTCAACTTCCCGGATCATCCTATGTCCTCCCATCCCATCAAATCAGCGGGCTTGCAGCCCAGAGCTTCAGCGATACGACACAGCGTCTTGATCGTGGGGCGAACTACCCCACATTCCCAACGCCATATCTCATTTTGTTTGCACCCTATCCGGGCTGCAAGCTGCTTCTGCGTGAGCCCGGCATTTTTCCGGGCTTCTTTTATTCTTACTCCGATTTGTGCCATTCAGACCCCCCCCATTCTTGCGGCCCGACGAATCAGGCCCGTTCGGTATGCGTGCAGCGTATTCTCAGAGGCCGTGGCCCATTCCAGCTGCGACGCTCGGCAGTCCCATTTCCTGCCGTGGATATGGTTCACGATGGGCTTTCCTTCAGGGTTCGGGATGAACGCGGTAGCCACAAGAATATGCAGCCGTTCACACCGCCCGTCAATCTTCACGCGCATATAGCCGCGCCCATCGTCATACGGTTTCAGCAGTAAGCCCGTGCGGTCATTCCTCACCCGGCCCATACTGCTGACAGAATAGGCCGGGTGGTTCTCTATGACCTTCCAACGCTCCCTCATTCGCTGTCAATCTCGTTCCACGCAACGCACCACGGGGTCTTGTTCATATCGACGATCTCCTGCCGGGCATCAAAGGCCACGGCCATTTCGATACGGAACGCGTGCTTGGTGCTGCTGCGCGGGGTGCAGGAGTACAAGCAGCCGCCGTGCTCCCGCTGAAATGCTTTGGCTTCCTCACGGGTATGGAAGAACTTATTGTTGTACCGAACGTTACCCATAGATCATTACCTCCTTCAATTTGCAAACTCAGGCAGCAGCCCTTCGGCGCGGGCGGCTTCCATCGCTTTAACCATGTTCTCCATGAACGGGCCGAGGTGACGCTGCTTCATCCAGTCGATGCAGAAACGGCAAACCTTCAGGTTGCGCACGCAGTCCTCGTAGGTGTCGGACAGATGGCACTCCATGCCGGTCAGCTCCCGCGTGACGCGGTTCTGATCGTCAACGCACTCGGCATTGATCGCCCAATAGCCGTGCTGGTTGCGGGCGATATGGTAGGTCTGGCCTAAATAGGTCAAGGTGCTGATGAACTTCAGATCGGTGGGTTTCATGTGGTTGCCTCCTTTGTTCTGTGCGGTTCCTTGGTATGGTTCTATTATACTACAAGTTTGTACTATTGTCAAGCACTAAACAGCACTTTTTGTAATAAAAGAGAACACGAAAGAACCAGCCGTTATAATGGCTGGTTCTTCCAGATCGTGGGATTGTGATTCTGTTCTTTCGCTCTCGCAGCACTCACCTCGACCGCGTGTAGCTTCGCCGCCGCTGCCCGGTATAACGCCTGAACCTCAATCCCGCTTCTCATCTTCCGCATCCTCCTTTGTCATCAGCTGATCCATCGCCCGAACCAAACGCCGGGTACTCCACACAGGGCTAAAATACATCGGGGTATACCAATACCGGGTCTGATCGTCACCCGTGCGCATCGGGTCACACAGGCTGTCACCGATCTTGACCGCGCCAGCCGCCCCAATAAGGGACAGCTGGATATAGCACATCATTGCCACGGTAGCGTCTATATCCTGCGCATAGACCATAACATGGTTCTGCCAATTCAGGCTGCACACAAGGGACAGCTCTTCAGAAATCGCATGACACGCGGCAATCATCGTAGCACCCGCGCCACAGGCGCAGTCATTGACCGTGATATAGCCCTTGTCCAATATCTGCGCCGCGTACTGACCGCCCGTAATGCGGGCCATAGCCTCGCACAAGTCGTAAGGGGTGAAGAACTGTCCGGCATGATCGTTGCCCAGCTCCAGCTCCATGTATGCGCTGCCGAGGAAATCCTGAAAGGGGTTTACTTCCAGCGACTTGACCATGATCGCAATGAGCTCCGGGAACACGTCAAGCTCTTCACGGGTGTACTTCTTTGCGCAGGACAGGTACAGGGCCTCGCGCTTGTCAAAGTTTGCTTTGTCCACCGCATTACTGATCGCACACGCGAACATGGTCACGAAATCGCTCCAGACCGTCCACAGGTTGTGACGGTTAGAAAGAGTCAGAAGCCGTTTTGCAAACGGCCTCTGAACAGCTGCTACCCTCTGTGCCTTATTCGCCATGCTATCACCAACTCATCAGAACGCCCTTCCACGCCTTGACGGTGTTGGTCAGGGTGACGGTATGCTGAAGGATGTTCCGAACTTCAGCGTCGGTCAGGCTGCGCAAGTTCTCCACGCCGTCAAAGGCCGCAAAGAACAGGCTGTTGAACAGGATGGGCTCGGACATACCAGCAGGCCCGGTTGCAAGAATCCCGGTCGGGATAGGGCCGTCACGCAGCAGGGCTTCATCGTCGCACACAATGTCATAGATGTACGATCCCACGCGGCGGGAAACAATGTCAATGGTCTGACAGCCCAGCAGCTTGCAGTAGGCGGTATGGTCGGTGCGGTCGATCACCTTCTCGGCGATAGTGCCGTTCTGCGCGTCCAGCAGAACGCCGCGAATCTTGTTCTGCTTCTTCCACTCCGCAACGCGGGCATCGTTGGTAGCCTTGATCTCCTGCATAACCTGCAGCTTTTCACGAACGGACATCTTACCCATAACTGTTCCTCCTTCAGATGGGGCGCGGGCAGGATCTCTACCCGCGCCGTTGTCGGTTATTCCTCGTCGGCTTCCTCGGCGGTCTGGCCAGCGTCGGCGGTCAGGTCACGATCCACCGCGTAGGTACGCAGCACGCGCTTCATCTGCGCGTCGGGCTTGAAGCCCATGCACAGGCGCACAGCGGACAGCTGATCGTCGGACAGGGCGAAGCTGTCAGAGGCGGCAATGCCGAGGGCTTCCTCGCCGTCACGGTACTGGACGTTTACCAGCGTACCCTTCAGGATCACGACGTTGCCGGGCACTTCATACAGGCGGGTTGCATTGGTGGTCAGGTTGCGAACCAGAGCGAAAGACTTCATAGGAACCTCCTTGATGGCCGGTATTGTTATGCCGCGCGGCCCGGCATTGTTATCAGAAAATGAGCTCTTCCACGAAACCTTCAGCATTGAAGATCACCAGCAGATAACCAGCATCCTCACCGCCGCGATTGTACGCGGGGTTCTGCTCCAGCCATGCCACGGTATCAGCCACGGAGAACAGCTGCGCGATAGGATCTTCAGAGCAATCCTTTTCTTCGTAGCTGTAGTCATGGACGCGGCACTCGGTCGCGTTCACGGATTCGAGGTACTCGCGGACTTCCTTGATGGTGAAAACGTTCATGGTGGAACCTCCTTGATGTTCGTTGGTGTTCTGCGGAACTTCTGTTTTGTGCTTTCTTGTTCCGTTGTGTTCATGATAGCTCTCTTTGGTTCTTTTGTCAAGGGGTTTTATAGAACTTTTTTGAAAAAGTTTTGAAAAGTGCTGTGCATTCCAGTTTTGTAATATTGTAAGGTTAAAACCATATACACCTATACGCGTATACGCGAGCGCCCAAAACGCGCCCGTTTTACGCGTCCTCACGCGCGATTTATTATTATTTTTAAGTCTATTAAGAAACAACATTACAACATTACAAAAGAGGGAAAACGCAGGCGGCACAAGGGTTTGAGGGTGTAATGTATTTTTGTAATGTTGTAATGTACGGTAGCCGAACCTTACAAACAGGAGGAACCTCCCACGGGTGCTGTGTAATTTTGCCCTTCAGAACCTTACAACATTACAGACAGAACCTTACAAAACAAAAAAGCCCCGCCATGCGCAAGGCACAGCGGGGTTGACAGGATTATTCGTCAATATCGGGCGGTTCCGTCTTTTCCGGCAGGGCCGTAAAGATAGGCTGAATCACGCCGTTCCAGACAGCGGAAAGGCCAGCCGCACCAGCGGACAGGGCGATACCCACCCAAAAGGTGGTCGTGTGGTCGCCCGTGAAGTCAACGCCGGACAGGGACGCAATCAGGAAGGACAGGGCCGTTTCGACAAAGGTCTTGAGGGCGCGAACAAACACGTCCTTCCAATTAGCAAAGGTGGTCATGGATAGACACCTCCTCATCGTCGGGGTCATAGTAGTTATCATAGGAATCAAGGGGGTTGCTGTCGTACTCCAGCACAATGAAATTAGTGTAAATCAGGGCCAAATCCTCCGGGTTGTCAACGAGTACGTACAAGCCGTAGGAATCAATATTATCCGGGTTCTGATCCGCGAGGTTCAGCCACAGGGCGTAGCAAGCCTCGGTATCATCACAATCATGGAAGAAGTCATAGTCGGCCCAATAGGCTGCTTCTTCCTTTGCCGCAAGGGCTTCCTCGTGCGTGCGGTGGATCGTGACAGCACACAGCACGCACAGGAAAACAATCAAGGCGGCAATCAGCACCGCAAGCACGCGGCGCAAGCACTTGTCGATCATGGATATTCCTCCCTTATCTTTCGCGCAGATACGAACTGAGGCCGCTGGACGCTTCCTGCATCTGGTCTGCATTGCCGTTATGGAGCTCATGCTCCAGCAACGCTTGCACGCCAAAGATCAAAGCCCGCTGGCCTTTGTGCATATCCTTGGATTCTCTTTCCAGCGATTCCACGCGCCGGGTCAGGTCGTTCAGGCGGTCGTTATCATTGCGCAGGCAGGTAGCAACGTGGTTATCTGCCTGTTCGGCCTGCTGCCGGGCAGGCTTGCGAACGTCACGGATGCCCTTGATAGCACCCGTGACCGCCACAATACAAACGCACGCGCCGATAAAGACCGCGAGGAAAATCAGGAGATTGCTCTCCTGAAACACGTTCTGATAGGTTTCAACGGTGTTCATCGGTCGGGCCTCCGATTAACCGAAACCGAGCTTGCTGCCGATTTCGTTCTCGCAGATCTTCAGACGCTTTTCCAGATCGCGCACGATCCGCGTCAGCTCATCCACGGTGTAGCTTTCGCCCTCGTCCTCCGGCTCCGCCTCGCCGGTGTCCGGCTCGTCAGTTTCCTCGGTGTCGATGCACGTCAGATACTTGGTCATCATCCAGCCGGACTTGCCCTTGTAGGTGATGTGCGACCAATCGCCCTCGGTCTGATCGACAGGAACAACCGTGCCGAAGGGCACTTGCGCAAGCAGGGTGCTTCCGGCTTTCGCCTTGGCACGCATGTTTACGGTCTTGCCCGTAGCCCCGTTGATCTTCGTGACCATAGAATTGCAGATCATAGGCTCCTCCTCTTCCGGCGCGGGATCATCCGGGATGGGTGCATCAGGCAAACCGTAGTTGACCTTCTTCAGCTCACCACAGAATTTCCACTTGCCGATTGTAGTATCCCGGATAACACCGGGGCCGGTGCAATGGATAATTACCAGAGGGCTCACGCTGTACACCGTGCCGATGTGGTAGTAGTCCCGCTTATCAGCGCCGGACTTGTACTTGTCGGGCAGGGCATAGCCGCTTTCCCCCGGCTCGTGCGCTTTGAGAACCACGTCGCCAACCTTCAGTCCAGCGGACACGGGGCGCAGGTTCTCAATCTCATAGCGGGCGGCATAGTTGCTTCCGTGCGTGCCCGTCCACGTACCACCCGCACGACGGATAGCGCCGATGGTCAGGCCGATGCAGTCACACTTGCCGTCCGTTCCGCTGTGCCCCAACTGGTATGTGGGGTGCAGGGATTCGATAAGCAGTACCATGTCCAAATAGGACTTCACGCTTACCGCCATAGGATCACGCTCCTTTCAGCCCTATCTAAAGAAAAGCACCGAATCCTTTAGTTAGGGCATTGGACAAAATGCGTAATTAAGGCCCGCTTTACGTCCAAAGACCCCTGAATCTCGGACAAAAGCGGGCCAAATTACCAGCTTGACCGCCTTACTCGGCGGTGTCGGCATCAGCGGGAGCAGCGTCGGCCGCACCCTCATCAGCCTGTGTAGCCGCGGTTTCGTCGGCTGTCGCCTGCTGGGCGACACGCGCAGCTTCGGCAGCGGCCAGCTCGGCAGCTTCACGGGCAGCCTGTTCAGCAGCAGCCTCACGGGCAGCACGCTCGGCGGCTTCCGCAGCTTCACGGGCGGCCTGTTCGGCAGCTTCCGCAGCGTCCAGCTCGGCCAGCGCTTCCTCGCACTCGTTGATGGTTTCGCGCCACTTGATGCGGTTTGCGACAACCTCCTTGAAGTCAGAAGCGAAGGACTTCAGCATGGCAATCAGGCCGGTTGCGGTCGTGGCGCTGGTCATGCTTTCCAGCATCTTAATCAGCTGGTAGTCGGTTTCGCCGAGCAGGTTCTTGCAGGCGGTGATTTCGCCCATCAGGTCGGAACGATTAGTCTTGTCCATTCGGATTCACTCCTTTTCTGATCTATCCACGGCTTTGCCGCGAACAACGTAGTGAAATGCTTGTCCAGACTGCAAAGGCTCCTGTGCGCGTCCTTGTGCTTGAAGCAGCCGCGCCATGAAACGTATTGGTCGGACACATACTGCGCGGTCATGATTCCCTCATCAACAAAACGCCGAAAGGATTTCAGCTTTCGGCGCTCACGAATTAGGTTTGCCCGGCAGGGCTTGCGTATCAGATGGCCGTTATCCTGAAGGATGAATTGAACCTTCAGGAAGGTGAAGCCACGGGACAGCTTGACAATTTGGGTCTTTTTCGGATTGGGTATGATGCCACGATCCGCAAACAGCTTGAACAAATCATCCCTGATCTTGAGCAGCCGTTCTTTATCAGGGCAGATGATATAAGAATCATCCATGTACCTGTTGTAGAAGGGCTGCTGCCATTGATCCTTGATGATGTGGTCAATATCGTTCGGGTAGGCAATAGCGGATATTTGGCTATCTTCCGGGCCGATGTACAGCCCGTCCCGGCCTGTTGCCGTAACAAAATTACGGCAGACCTCCCGCAAACGTTCGTCTTTGATGTGCTTATCAAACACGTCAAACAGATGATCGTGCCTGATGTTGTCAAAGAAGGATTTGTAGTCGATAACCAGAACATACCCCGCGTTGCCATACCGGCGGTAGTATTCGTGCAGATGGGCCTCACAGCGGCGAATAGAGAACGCAACGCCTTTATCCTGAAGGCTTGCGCCATTGTCGTATATCAGGCTGTGTGACAGGATGGGCACAAGCCCGTTGATACAGACAGATCGCCGAATCACCCTTTCCGCGTAGTGTAGGCTATGAACGTCCCGGCGCTTCCCGCGTTCGTAGATCGTGAAGCTGTAGAAGCCCTGCCGGGTATCCTTGCCTTGAAGCAGGTAGCGACTATACCGAACGGAATTGCGAAGATAATGTGAATCATACCGAACCGGCGACGCTTTCCACATTACGCCCCGTTGAGCTTCCCAATGCGCCCGGATAAGGGCGCTGATACTGCTCAACCGTTCAAAATCATCATACCTGCCTATTGCAGCGGCGCGTTTGGCCTCGCGCTTTGCCTTGCGCCGCTGATAGCGTCTTTCGTGCCTCTCTTGACTTGTCATAATGAAAAAGTGCCCCGTAGCGCGGGATTGTAGGGACGCGGTTGTAGCGCCTTAACAGTACCAGCCATGAAATCTATTACTCGGACGGATTCCAACGGGCTCGTCCTCATCGTCAACATAGACCATGCAAGAAGCGTCCGGCTGACTGTATCGGGGCACATATTTACCTGCCTTTCACGGCAGGAAGGTTATACCCTCCTTCCAAACAATTTTCATCAATGCTGCTTTCGACCCTTGCGGGCTTACTTGATCGGATTGGGATGACCTGTTGGAATCAGGCGGGCGCGTAATTCGCGTTGGACGCGTTGTTGTTGTTGACATTGCCGTTGTTGTTCACATTCACGAAGTTCGTAGTGTTGCCTGCGTTAGCAGTCATAGTCCACCAGTTGTTGCGGCCAGTAAACAAGCGATTCAGGGTATAACCTGTGCGCGAATCAATTACAGATACTTCTTCATGATCCAGTCACCTCCGGCCTTTGGGCACGGTAGTCAACCAGCTTTGCCTTGTGATGCCATTCCTGCAACCGGGTTTCGGCCATATCCAAAAGGACAAGGCATTCTTCCAGATCGCCCGGCAGCGGTGTATCAGCGGTGACTTCCGCTTTCCAGCGGTAGCGGACATACCAATTCAGCTTGTCCCACAGCAGCTCACACGTCCTGATGGCGGTCTGCTGCGCGGCCTTTCGCGCTTGCAGCTTTTCAGGCGTGTACGGATAGATGCTATTTGCAATAACAATCTGCTCCATGAGCTGATCCGCGAGGGCAATGACCGGGAATGTGAACACGCTGCGCATACGCTTGGGAACGTAGGTTTCCTTCATCAGCGCCGTGGTGATCTTATCCCGAAATTCAGCCGACTTGCGGTAAAATTCCATTTCGCTGATTTTCTGATGCCGTTTGAGCACGCTGCTCATGGTGTTGCCCTTCCTTTCAGACACAGATACCGCCGCCCACAAGGGGCGGCGGATTTATGGTAGATTAGGCGGAGATTCGGAAGCAGGCGGGCGCGTAAAACGCGTTGGACGCGTGGTAGTTGGTGACACTGCCGTAAGAGTTCACATACACGAAGTACGTAGTGGCGCCTGCGCCAGCAGTCATAGTCCACCAGGCGTTACGGCCAGTTTCGGACGTACCCTTCAGGCGGTTCATGCTGTTGGCAAAGATGGGATACTGCACCTGACCCATCGTAGCGTACTTCATGTCACCCCAAACGGAAGCGCCCATGATCTCATACTCGGTGGGCAGCCACAGCTTACCAACGTTCGCCCATTCACCGTTGTTATCGCTGGACTGCAGGCCGGAATCGCTGTAACGGGTGGGAATGTACAGACGCTTTTCAACGATGACAGCCTTCAGCGCGTCCGGCAGGTAGTAGTAGATACCACCGGCGGTATAGTCAACAGCCTCCATAGCGCCGCCCACCTTGGCCTCGTTGGGCACTTCACCGGCAAGGCTGTTCAGGAACAGGTAGCCATTGGAAGAAAGCCACGGGGACTTTTTGGTGTCGGACACGCCATTGTTGAAGTTGACGAGGTTCATCTTGAAGGTGGTAGGCCACAGCGTCTTGCTGATGAAGTCGATGTGATGACCCACAGCAGAATCACCGTAGCGGCAGTAGGTATCAATACCGGCCACCTGCGCCTTCATGGTCACGCCGTTGGACGTGGTGAAGGGAATCCAGTCACCAACATGAATCTGCGCAAAGTTCTGATCCTTGATGCGCTGCTTGATCCATGCCCACGGGCTGGCATAGTTGGCAATCTCGGCAGCGTGGAGCTGCGTCAGATCGCAGCCGGGATAGTAATGATCGCCGTCAGCACCGATGAAAACATGCTCGTTGCCGTTCAGCTCCATCTTATCCAGAAAGTTCATTCAGGTTTCCCCCTTCTTAAAAGTTGATGTTCAGGCTATTGCCCTCGGCCAGAATAGCCAAAGGCACGGTAGCACCGGCCTCGATGTTCAGGGTGTTGTCTGCCACGGATACCTTCACGGGGTTCATGCCGCCGAGGGCAATCCACTTCAGCACACCGTCCGCGCCGTCCATACCGCGCAGATAGGTCGTGCCGTCCAGCACCGTGCCGGACGTTCCCGCGTACTTCACCGTGTAGCAATCGCCCTCTTCCGCGTCTGCGGGCAGACCACTCACGTAGTCCACCGATCCGCGCCATTTCGCGCAGCCGGAAGAATCACCGCCACCGCCGCCACCCGACTTCATGTTCATGAAAGCCAGAATAAGCCGCAAAGTTTCATCCATGCGTGTTTACCTCCTTACTGCGCGACAAACACGCCGGATTCGTTGGCAATGTATACCTTTTTGCCCACGTCGGCCACAACGAACAGAATAGAGAAGGGCGCGAAAACGTCATTCTCATTCATGCCCGTGATGCCCTTGCCCGTGGTGGGCAGGGGCGAGGGCGTGGTGTTGGAAAGGATAGTTGCCATGACTTCCCGCTTACCGTCCGCACGGACAGCGCGGGGCGTTACGCTTACCGCAACCATGTGTTTCTCCTTTCGTTCGTGTTCCCTGTATATTAAAGAGGGCTGCCCGCCCCTGAACGGACAGCCCTCTTCAGGGCGTTAAGTGCCGATTGCAAACCAACAAATATCCTTACTGCCGCTGGTAGAACCGCCGATGATGCAGTTTGCAGAGGTAGTAGTGATAGCGTTGATTTTGATAGCGCCCCAATCGCCGGACGCGTTACCACCCGTTGTAGCATAGCACGCAACCACACACGGGGTTGACGTGAATTTTGCGCCGGAATAGTTGAGCGACGTTTGGGAGGAAGAATTGATAGACGTGCTGCCGTAGGCGAATTTGAACGGCAAACGAGCAGCTGCAAGTGTGCCGGAATTTAGATCGCCTGCGCTGTGATTGTGCGAGGAAGCAGCTGCGCCGATTGCAGCAGGCGTGATGTTGAGGTTGCTTACCGCGCCTGCCGCCGTAGATGCACCCGTACCGCCCTTGCTCAACGGCAGAACACCGCTGCTGAAGCCGAGGGCCGTAAGCAGTTCTGCAAGGGTCAGCTTTGCGGCCCCTCGCGCGTCCGCGTCATACATGGGGAAATAGTCAAGGGATGTGACCTGACCGCCGGACAATGCGCTTACCGCGTTAATCAGCACGCCCAAACCAGCAGCAGCGGACGTTGCGCCCGTGCCGCCGCGTTCCGGCGGGATCGTGCCCGCAAGGTCAACGTCGCCGTGCATGACGCGCCAATTCGGGTTGATCTGAATAGCATTGTCCAACGTGCCCTCCATACCGAAGGACACGTTCAGGCCGCCGTCACGGCAGAAGATAACGTGCTCGGATGTAAGGGCCGTGATCGTGACCGCCGTCTGCGTGCCGCGCAGGTTTTGCACTTGGTCAATGGCGATAATCTGCACCTGATAGGTGTCAGCGGAAGAATTGCTGCCACCGCCGATGATGGTCTGTACGCCATTGGTCAGCGTAACAGCCGAGCTCCATGTCGAAGAACCGACCTTACGCACACGGGCTTGCAGGGTTCGCAAGCTATTCTTTCTGTTTACCTCTGCGTATCGGACAGCGGCATACACGCCAAAGTACGCGCCGTGGTCGCTGGGCGTTCCGTCTGCCGCGCACCTGAAGGCCGTAGCAGCGGACATTTCCGGGTCGAAGTATTCATAGACATTGATCGAAACAGGGCTTGTTTCGCCCTCGTTGCCAAAGCTGTTGACAATGTGACCAACGCACTCCACAGCACCCGTTTCAAGCAGGGCAGCGGTTGTGAAGGTCAGTTCGTTCTTTGTGGTTTTGATCTGCGAACCGGCCCGAATATCAACCTGCGATAGTGTAGCCCCGTATCCACCAGCACTTGCGCCGGTGATCGAAAGCACCGCTTGACTATATCCCTGCACGTAAATTTGCCAGTCGGACGGGATATAGGGCGATTGCTTCAGACTTACGGCCAGCGTGCCGGGCGTGACCTGAACATTATCAGGATCAACCGACACAAGGAAAGGATAGGTTCTGTTGGAACCAACCAACTGACCGTTGAAGAAGGATTGCAGGATGCAGGTATATTGTCCGGCAGGCCAATTCGACGGGACTTCAAAATAGTCATACAGCTCGCCGGGGTTCTTGTAATGGGCAACGTAGTGTGAAGCATCGTATTGCCACACAACGTTATGAGCAAATTCATCAGCAGTCGGGTTGATTTCAAGGTTGATGGTTTCACCCTGCATCACCGAGGTTGTGTTCAATTCGCCCGTGGACGCCGTGGCCGGAACATACTCGACCTCAAGCCTGACCGAACAACCAGAACGAACGTTGATAACATTAGCTGTCGAGGACGATGAAGTAAATACCTCAAAGGATACTGTACCGCCTCTGAACGCTATCAATGCCGATTTGGAAAGATCGTACATGTCCAAATCCTGATGGCCGACATACGCGCCATACGAGGAATTGTAAGACGTGCCGTCTGATGTAAATTTCACCTTGCCGTAGCTTGTAGAAAAGCCCGAATTGTTCAAGCTGTAAATGAATACGCTTGAAAAGTAAACCTTTGCGCTGACAAGGGTACTGCCTTCAGGCGGCATACTGCCTGATTGCGGTGTGCCGCTGAAGGTAACAGATGTAACGTTCGTCTTTTTACGGTCGGAGTTCGTGGGTGTGACACTTGAGGATACCCATATCACTTTTTGCGTAGATGCCATATTGCCTCCTTATACGCCGCTCACATAGCGCAGGGACAAGCCGTTGCTCGTCTTTGTCCACACAAAGCCGTTCTTATTGGGCTCACCAAAGGACAGTTCGTGCGTAACGCGTGCGTCTGTGATATACAGCATATTGTTGGAAATGTAAGCAACGGGGATATAGGCCGAACCAGACCTTTGCCTGAAGGTGATCTTGTCGTTTTCTATCAGAATCGAAATATCGCTGCCGGACTTGCCGATTTCAACGCCGTCGCCGGACGCGCGAATCAAGGTCTGATAGCTCGTTGTCTTGCCGTCCACCGTTTCAATACGGCCCTCAAAGGTGGTCGTGATTTCACGCGCAGACTGCTCGACAAGGCTTTTGCATTGGGCAATGATCTCATCAGCGCGTTCATTCATCGTGGTAGCGGTCACGCTGGCCTCGATCTTATCCTTGTAGGTGTTGAACGCGGTTTCGGCTGCAATCAGTCGGTTCGTGATACCGGGAATGTTCAGATTCTCAATGACTACCCATTCCGTACCGTTGTGATAGTACAGCTTGCCGTCATCGTCGGTATCAATCCACATATCGCCCTCTTGACCGTTTTCGGGCTCCTCGTCCTGCTGGAATGTGTACGATCCGCGTTCACCATCTTCAACGATGATTGCCGGGGATGCCCACACAGATGCGGCCACGTCAGCCGTTGCAGTCCTTGCGGAAATGCAAGCGGTCGTGACCCAGCAGGGGTTGCCGTCGGTGGAGGGGATCGTCTGTGTCCATCCGTCCAAATCGCCCGTAATGGACGCGGTAGAGAAGGTGAACACAGCCGTTTTGGAAGGTGTTGCCGGGGCGGGTGTCGCAGGCGCACGCATGTACAGATAGATCATTGCGCTGTTCAGGCCGTCCTCGCCGTCATTGCCGGGCGCACCCTGCGCACCTGCTGCGCCGGTCGCACCACGGATAGAAACGCGGCTGCCCGCCTGTACTGTGGTAGCAGCTACAGACGTTACCGTGTATCGGTAGTACGAATACACGATAATATCACCGACTTTGGGAGTGTTTCCCGTGGGGCCGTTCAGGTTGGAAATGGTGAAGGTGTAATTGGGGGTGGCGGGCGCTGTTGTGGTTGTCCAGATGGACGCGCCGTCAACGCCATTCACGCCGTCGCTGCCCGCGTACTTGCTCCACGTGTAGCTTCCCGCGCCCGTCGGCGCAGTCGAGCTCGTGGTGACTGCAATGCCGATGTACTGCGAATCATCAGCGGGTGTGGCTGACATTCCCGTGCCCGCGCCGTCTTTCGCATAGCGGATATGGATGTATCGGCTTGTACCATTCGTGCCGTTTGTACCATCCTTGCCGTCCTTACCGTCTGCACCGGCGGGGCCTTGAATCGTACCAACGTTTTTCCACGAACCTACCCACACATACAAGTTACCGGCGACGATATACGAATCACCCATAGACGCGGTAGGATGCGCGGCCTTCAGCTCGGCCTCGGTATCATAAGAACCGAGGATCGTGACGGAAGTACCGTCTTTGCCATCCTTACCGTCAACGCCGTCCCTACCGTCTGCACCCTTCATCAGCTGCCACTTGTAGGAGTTGACGTTGGTACTATCGGCCTGCGTGAAGTCCGCGTATGTACCGATGTACTCGCCGGGCGTTTCGCCCTGATCGTCGGTGAAGGTCTTGCCGCCGTCATTGGAATACTTGACGTGGAAGTAAGAAGTCCGGCCATCCTCGCCGTTCGTGCCGGGTGTACCGTTCGTGCCGTTTTTACCGTCCGCACCCTGAAAGCGCGTCCACGTATAATCATCTGCGCGGGTGCTCGGAAGCTGCGCAAAGTCTACATACGTGCCGATGTACTCGGCGGGCGTATCCAGCATTTCAGAATCTTCCGGGGAGCCGTTATGGGCGTACTTGACATGGAAGTAGGAAGTCCGGCCATCCTGTCCGTTCGCGCCATCCCTGCCCGGCAGACCGTTTGTGCCGTTGGTCACGAACACAACGGGAGAAGTCCACGCGGAAGCGGCAATGCCCACGGATGCCAATTTGGACACAGCAACGGCAGTTACGACATAGCAGCTATCCGTACCAGACGGAATGCTCTTGCTCCACCCGTTCAGCGTACCAGTAACCGCACCCGTGGCGAAGGTATAGGTACATGCGCCGGGTTTGGAGGGTGTGCTGCTTGCACGCTTATACAGGTTGACCGTGGCGCTGTTTAGGCCGTCCTCACCGGGTATGGTCTGACCATCCGCGCCCGTGTTGATCTTACACCACGTAATATCAAGCACGGTCTGCACCGGGTAGGACACGTAGACCTTCAGCGTACCGTCGCAGGAGTCAGCGCTGCCGAGGGTTGCACCTGCAGGAATGGTGATCGTGATGATCTTCTCATCATCAACCGGGGATTCCTGAATCACAACGGGCATATCTTGCGGCTGCCCGGCAACAGTTTCAACATGGGGTATAACCTTGTTGTTGCCCGTATAGGCAATGACGCGGCAGGTGATTGTGTGATTGCCGATAACGTTACCCGTCTTTGTACTTGCCACGGAAATACTGTTGCAGGACAGCATAACGCCGGACAGGGATTCCACGCCGCTGTCCATCTTCACGCTGCCGGACAGGTGGTAGGTACGGTTCACGGGGTCAAAGTAGATGCAGTCCTCCCATTGCCCATCAACATAGCGCTGCATTGCGAACCTGTTTGCGTTGGCAACGGTTCGGGCCACAGCAACGCCGTCCACAACCTGCTCGGATGTGAAGCCGTTCACGCGGTCAATCTTATTGCCGAAATATGTTTTGCCGGTCGTGACAAAACGTTTCTGCTGAAGATCCGATACGCTTGTATATGGGCATTCGTCCTCGTCATCATCCTCAACGCCATTTGCAAGATTCGCCGTGAAATACGGGGTCAGCTTAATGGTTATGGTGTTTGCAACGAGGTCAAGCACAGCGCCCTTGCGGGTCTTAATGCGCACCGTATCGCCCAGCTCCACAAGCGGGTCAATGTATGCGCCCTCCAGCTGATACGGGATGTACGCGCGGCCCAGCAAGCCGGATTCGGGAAGAATCAGGCCGTTACTCTGCACAACGCCATCAACCGCATGGAAGGTGTGTCGGCTGACTGATCCAGAAGAGGCATGGAAGGTATTGCGCTTAACGTAATAGCCAACGGCCATTGCATCAACAATATCCTGTGTGGCGTATTCGCAGTTGACAGCGATTTCCACGCCGTCATCCGTACCAGCGGTATACTGATTTTCTGCGCTGTCGGTCAGGGTAATGCGGGAAATGGTCTTTGCCTCGTTGGAAAGCGGGACGTAGGAAGAATAGCGGGTGTCAATCACCTGCGCGGGTGTTTCGCTTGTATCAGGGTAAGGCAAAAGCAGCAGCTTGCCTTCAGGTGTCATGATCCAGTTTGCGGCATGAGCGGCAGCAATGGACTGAAGGATTTCGGTCATGATCGTGTCATCACTCGGATACCCCACGACATAATCAACGCCGGAGCGAATGATCGTGCGCGGGTCAACCTCCACGCCCATTATGGATGCAATCTCATTGACCGCCTGTGACATGGTAATGGGCCAATCGCTGAAGCGCGTTTTATCGGCATAGGTTTGGCCCGCCATCATCATGCCATCACGGCAGTTGAACAGCGTGACCTCTCCGTGGCCTGATCTGCTGCTGATCCAGTAGTGACCCAAATCCACCCATCCCGTCACCAATGCGCTATCCGTGGCCGCAAGGCGGCATTGCACGACAACAGCAGCGGCTTTGGGGATAGGAGTACCGGCACGCTGCCGGACATTGATAGACAGCGTGCCGGAGCAGCACCGCCCCACGACGGGGGCGGTCATCAGGGGACGCTCAATCATGGGCGTTCCCTGAATGTCGCTGCCGGTATAAGAAAGACCGTTGATCGTGTACCTGTATTCTACCATGTGGGGGCCGTCAAAAATGGCCGCCCACGATGCCGGGCGCGTGCGCATTATTTCAAGCCCTCCTCAACGGTAATCAGGGTGAAAGAAACGTCATCCATGTAGATGCCCTCGTCGGTGAAGCGCGTAACAGCCGAAGAAACGGTAGTATTGTAGAACAACCGCTTGACGATTGCGCCATCTTCAGGATCGGGGTAATCAACAAGCACGCCATCATTTGCTTTCAAGTCCTCGCAAAGCTGGTGCATTGCTTCAAACTTCATAGGGCCGAGCTTGCAGCCCAATTTGCGCTGATGGGACGTGACGTTGGTGTGCATGGTCATGCCCTCGTCACGGCCAGCGTCCTCATCGTTCGTGTTTTCACGTGACCACGCAAGGCCGGACTTCTGCTTGACATACGGGGCGTAGTCATGACCATTGATTTTGAAAACGCCTTTGATAGCCACGATCAAACACCTCCGTAATTACGTTCCTGTGTACGCTGCATGGATGTGACAGCGTTGGTAAGGGATTTCGCGTCAACCACAAGGCGCAGGCGGCGAACAACCTCAATCAGCTCTCGCAGCAGGTCGCCTTGATCGGACATGGTTTCATCAAAGTTTGTAGTGAATGCCCGTAGGGCCTCAGAATTGCCCGTAGAATCGTTTTCAGGATTGACCCTTGTACGATACGGGGCAACCGTGCCGAGGGCCACAGCAGGGGCACGCAGGCCGCCTGTGGTGTCAAGCATAGATGCGATGTGCTCAAAGATTTGGGCAACGCCGGACAGCTTTGTAACCACGTTGTCCATGCCATCAACCACGGCTGTTCCTTCCAGCTGATACTCATGAGTGCCAAAGTCGGTTTCCATGAAGGTCTGCGCCATATCACGCATGGTCTTGAGGGCGCTCCGGCCCTCGTCCTTCACGCCCACCGTGTAGCCCTCCATCGTGTACCGGCCCAACTCTGCAAACGCCTTGGACGGGGAATTGATGCCCAGCTTACGCTTTGCAGCATCATAAGCCGCTTGCGCAGCGTTCTTTGCCGCCGTGGTGATCTTGCTTTCGTTGTCCTTGATACCCTTTGCCACGCCCTCGTCGATGTACTTACCAATGTCGGTAAACTTCGACGCGGCAGTAGACCAACCACCCGCACCAATGGCCGTTTTGAGGGCCTTTTCGACTGCGGTCTTGATGGATTCGGCCTGCGTCTTGAAGTTGGCTTCTGTGCCCTTGGACTTCATGCCGTCCATAATACCGCTGACGATGTACTCGCCGATGGTCTTTGTTTTGGTGCTCGCGCCGTTGGTCGTGCCTGTTTCGGTTTTCAGGGTAGTGAGGGCAGTTTTGGCCGCGTTCTTCACAGCGGTCTTGACGGTTTCTTCCTTGCCGGTCACGCCTTCAGCCATGCCGGACATAATGTCGCCGCCAGCAGTTTTTGCTTCCTTTGCCTCGTCGGACTGACCCTTGCCGATACCAAAGATATTCTTGATAGCGTTCCAGATAGCGCCGAACACGGTACTGACTACATCAAGCACGCCCTGAAGGCCCGCCGTGAAGCCAGCGCTCAAACCAGCAGTAACGTAACCGCCCTGCTCTTTCATGACCGTGGAAGGGCTGTTGATGCCGAACAGGGTCTTGAAGCCGTTCACAAACGGGTCAACAATGTTCGTCTTGAGCCATGTGCTGATCGTAGCGAACGGGGCTTTGATACCATTCAGCAGGCCGGATGCAATGAAGCCGCCGTTGGTTTTCATGGAGGTAGAATCGCCGCCATTGATGCCGAACAGGTTCTTGAAGCCATTCACGAACGGGTCAACCACGTTCGTCTTGATCCATGTACTGACCGCAACAAAGGGAGCCTTGATGCCGTTCAGGATGCCATCAGCGATGAAGCCGCCCTGCTCTTTCATGACCGTGGAAGGACTTGCAATACCGAACAAGGACTTGAAGCCGTTCACGATGGGGTCAAAGATGTTCGTCTTGAGCCATGTGCCGACGTTGGTCAGGCCGTTGGTAATGCCGGTCAGCACGCCGCTGATCCAGTTACCGCCGACTGTCCACAAGTCCTCAATGCCGATTGCCTTACCCAAACCATCAATGAAAGGCTTTGCAACGTTCGTAACCAGCCACGCGCCAATGTTAATCAGCTTGTCCTTGATGCCCTTCAGCAGACCATTCAGCGTGAAGTTTCCAGCATCATCATAGGCGGTTTTCTTCCACCATGCGACAACGCCGTTCCAGCCGGGGGAAATCAGGCCGATAAGCGTTTGGACAATACCGCCGAGGGCTGCGCCGATGCCTGTAAACAGGGCCGTAGCAAGGCCGCTCCAGTCGATACCGCCGAGGAATGTTGCAACGCTTGTGCCGATTGCCTGCCAATCCGTGGTCGTGATGAAGTTGGTAATCAGGGTCAGCAGACCCGCAAGGGCCGTGGAAATCAGACTGCCGACGGATGCCCAGTCAATAGACGTGACAATGCTGTTCACGCCGGATGCAAGGGATGTACCCGTGCCCGCCCAGTCAAAGCCCGTGATGATCGTGAGCAAGCTGTCAAGCAACGTCTGAAGGGCTTCACCTACAAGCGTGCCCAGCGCTTCCCAATCAATATCAGCGACAATGCTGTTCACGCCCTCAACAAACGTGGTAGCCATACCTACCCAATCGGTGTTAGTAATGACCTCGCTTAACGCCGTGACTATGCCGTTGATACCCGTGGAAACGATGCCCGCGAGCTGTGTCCAGTTGATAGTGTTGAACCATCCGCTGATACCGTCGCTGATGGATCGTCCGAAAGCAGCCCAATCAACGGTCGTAACAAAGCCGTAGATTGTGCCTATCAGGGCTTTCCATTTTGCGGCCAGCGTAGCGCCCACAGCAGTCCAGTTGACCTCGTTGAACAGGCCGTTCATGCCACGGGCAAGGCCCGCGCCCAGCTTCACAAAGTCAAACGTGGAGAAGAACGTGTTGATCGTGCCTGTGATGAGGTTCAGGCCATTGCCAACGGTTGCGCCCAGCCCCTCCCAATCAATGCCGGAAACAAGGCCGTTCAGGATGCGGGCAATGTTCGCAGACCATGTGAGGGCAAGCGGGGTGATTTGGGTGATCCACCCATCTACCGCATGAACAATGACGTTCAGGCCCTCGGCGACAATGCCGCCAACGCCCTCCCAATCACCATTTGCGAAGGCTTCCTTCAGGCGCGTGAAGAACTCGGCAACGTCAGTAGGCAGCAGGTCGGTAATGGCAACCTCTTCAAATTCAGGGGCCGCCGCGCCATTGCCGCCGCCTCCACCACCGTTGTCTTTCTGTTCCTTGTTCAGCTCATCAAACTTGAATACCTGATTGTTCAGCTCTTTCGCTGCACCACCCGCGCCCTTCAAAGACTTTGCGTAAGCATCAGTATTTTTCTTTGCCACCGTGACCGAACCACGGCCAGACAGCATAGCAAAGAACGCGTTCAGGTAGGAAATAGCCTGCGAAATCAGGTTAATGATCGTGATAACAGTAGGGGCAATTGCTGTTACAAGAGATCCAAAAGCAACGGCCACGTTGCCGGACATGCCGGTTGCGGCGGCCCTGATCCCGCCCATAGCAGCTTTGAACTGCGCAGAATAGGATTGCAGGGCCGTAAATGCGGCCTGTACGCTTTTCATAATCTCCGAAATGAACATTCGCTTGATGCGGCTTTTCAGCATGGTTTTCACGCTGGTCAGGGGCTTAATCAATCCCTTCAGGGCTTCACCCGTCTTTTCGCTGGAATTGAAAAAGCCCTTCATGCCGCTTGCGGCCTGCCGTGCGCCCGCTGCAAGGGCCTTGAAGGTGATGCGGCCCATAACCGATACAACCTTCAGACCCGCCTTTGCCGTGGCAAGCAGGGCCGTTCCCAGCCCATGCAGGGCACGGGATGCAAGGGATGCGTCTTTGGGCTTTTGCTTGAGCTCCCGGTCAACACTTTCCAAAGACTGCTCGGCCTGTTCAGCCTGCGGGCTGATCTGGTCGAAATTCTGCGCAATAGACTGGAAGTGTGCAAGCTGCTGCTGCATATCGGCGAGCTGCTGCGCCATCATCTGGTACTGCGTTGTGTCGCTGCCCATCGTGAACGCCTTGCCGCTTTGCTCCATAGACTGCATAGTGCCGCGCAGGTCATTCATCTTGTCATTGACGAGCTGAATCTGATAATTCAGGCGCTCCATCTGCGCCGAACCAGACTTGACCCCCAAATCCTGAAGCATTGCCTTGCGGTCATCCAGCTTTGCGGCCTGCTGTTCCAGCTTTGCAAGCTCTTTGGAGAAGTACTCATAGTCGGCAGTAGCAATGCGGGCATTGCCCAGCGCCGTGAGCTGCTCCTGAAGGGCTGTCACGCTGTCAGCGGCCTTTTCGGTGTTGATCTGGAACCGGGTCATCTGCGCTTCCGTCTTGATGCCCATGCGTTCAGATTCACCGAGGCGGGTCAGCTGATTTTCCAGCTTCCCGGCAGAACGCTCGGCAGCGGTCATGCCGCGTGCAAAGCCGTTCTCGGTCGCAAGCCCGTCCATAGTCCCCGCGAGGGCCTGTGTAGCTTGCTGCGCCGTGGTCGATGCCTGCTGTGCCGTGGCAGCAGACCGGCCAACCGTCTGAAGGGCGCTGTTCATTCCATTTGTGGCGCGGGACATATTTGCACCGGCCTGATTGACCGCCTGCGTTACACCGTTTACGGCTTGCGTCATTCGGTCAGACCCGCGCCTAAAGCCCGTACTATCCAGTTGGGTATCAATGATAATCGAACCGTCGCTGCCGGGCATTACTCGTCACCTTCCTCCAGCAAAGAATTGAACATATCGGCCAGCTCGTCCTCGGCTGTTTTCGGCCTGCCATTCGGCCCCAAATCCAGCTGACAGAGGGCGGTGTTCGACTGGTAAAATTCTTTTTCGTATTTTTCCAGTTTCTTGCCACGGGCACGCTTTTGACGAATCATCATGACGAATCCACAAAGGCTTTCGTGGTCAATGGACTGGTAGTAGCCGTAGAAAGTCCACCAATGGAGGTAAGGCACGGAACGGACTTCCATTCCAGCGGCCTTATTGACCGCCGGGAATATCAGTTGTTCATCCTTTTCCCAATTCACCGTTCGCGGCGACGGTTTATCTTCATGCGCCATTTCGCACTCAATGAAGCGCAGGGCAGCGGCATATGCTTCAGCATATAGCTCGGTTGGTATGCTGTTGAAGTCAACATAAAGGCGATACAGGCAAATGTACACCTTTTCTGTATCTTCCAACTCGCTATCATTGTAGGCGGCAAAGATACGCAGAATATTTCGGTAGTCAGTCCTGATCTTGTAGGACTTACCACCCACATCAAGTGTTGTCGGTAGACTCCCCAGCATCGGTATCACCTGCCTGCGTGTTCAGGTCGGACAGGTGCTTTGCCATGCGCTTTTGCGCAAGGTCGCCCTCGGCTTCCATAGCGCTGTTGACCATTCGGGCCAACGCGTTCAGCACGTTTTCGAGGAAGAAGGAACCGTGAACAGCGGCAAACGGGCTGCGCGTCTTGAAGATAGCGGCAGCGCCGCCCTCAAGGTCGAACACCTCGTCAATAGCGGCAATGACGCGGCTTTCCACTTCCTTGATGATCGCGTAGTTGTCACCGTCCAGCACGGAACCGTCGTTCTCAATATCGAGGTCGTTCAGCGGGGCAACGATTTCATCAATCTCCCCCTGAAGTTTCTGCACCCTGTCCAGAATGGACATATCGCCGCCACGCAGATACAGCTTGCAGATCGTCTTGCCGTAGTTGTTGGTCAGGACGTACTCTTTCGTGCCGTCATCCACCGCAAAGGTGTTGGGGGCCGCTGCCGGGCGTGCCATAGCGCCACGGGGGCGAATGTTCTTCACATTGGTTGCCATATCAATTCCTCCTTAAAAAGACGGAAGCGCCGCCGCCCGGCAGCGCCTCCGTCCGACTGTGTAGCCCGTACTCGTGTCGCCCGTCAGGCGACAGATCAGGTGATTGCGGTGATGGTGGCCTCGTTGGTCGCCATATCGTAGGAAATCGCCATCTTGGTAACGGGGCCAACGGGGTTGACATTGATCGGGATGTTGAAGCCGGAAGTGTCGCCACCCACGGACTGCGGCACGAACCACGCACGACGCACATAGCAGTAGCCGGTCATCTTGCGGGTGTTCGGGTTGGCAGAAGTGAAATGGGCCTCGGCAAAATAGCCGAGCAGGTCGGCTTCACCGTAACGCTCCTCAAGGGCATTCTGCACGATGCGCTTGTACAGCTTACGGGAAGGATCAATGTAGTAGGGCTCCACGGACACTTCAGGCGTATAGCCGGAATGGGTGAACGTGGTTTCGCCGAGGACGTTCTTGCTGGACTCGGTGTCGGGGTTGAGATCCTTGGACAGATCGTCATTGTCCTTGCCGAGGGCTTCCCAACCGCCAGAAGCAGCGGTATAGTCAACCACAAGAATATCGTCCTTGACGGGCTCGCCGGTCAGGGTCACGCCGTAAGCGGTGGTCAGGTTGTCAACCTCCGTACCGCTCAGCTCCCACGCCTTGCCGTTATACAGGAACACGTACTCGCCGGAAAGGTCATTCACGGCAGCACCGAAAGTAGCGGCAGCAATCGTAGCAGCAGTTACGCCGGTGCTGTCGCCGATGTTCACGGTAGCGGATTCGGCAATAGAATTACCAGTCCACGAACCGAAGAACATTACCCGGTTACGGTCAAACTTGGCCATGTTCATTCCTCCAATGGTAGTTTCGCGGGGCAGGTAAAGCGTATTGTTTTTCACACTACCTCCGTAGAGCTTCAAACTGTTATACTTTACGCTGCCGCCGTCTTTCAGAAATAGGGTGTTATTAGCTACCTTCGCATACATTCAAGTAAGCTCCCCCCCCCTTGTTATCGTCTGCGATACTTCAACTTGATCTGAATTTGATACCGAGCGGAATCAGCTTCAGCTTCCGTAACGTATTGCGTGAGGGTCGGGACGATGGACAGCACCGAACCTTCCTCCAGTCGGGGGAAGTTGAAGGTGTTGTTCTGCTGGATGATCCAGTTGGTCACGTCCTGAAGGAGGGCGTAGGCCAGTAGGTTTTGCCGTGCATCCGCGCCGTAGGTTTCGTTCACCGCAAAGATGAAGTCAACTTCCTGCACGTCTTTGGGCACATACTCGCCGAGCACGTTCTCCTTGTAGGCAATCGTTCCGGGGACAGCGAAAAGGCCGTACTCGGTAGGTTCTTCAGCGAGGTAGTTTACGCCGAAACGGTTATCCGGGGAAAGGGCGGGGCAGTTACGAAGCCATTTGCGCAGGCGGCCAATGGTAGTGTTATCATCCACGGGCAACATTGATCGCCTCCTGCAAGATGTGTTCTGCATGATCCGCTTTCATTCGCTCAAACCAGAAAGACCCCGCAAGCGGGTTCACGTCTGTCTTGTATTTGAGCTTGCGGTTCGTCGGGAACTTCACGGGCGGGCTCCACCAATGTTCCTCACCGTTTTTGTCGGTGAAGTGATGGTTGGGGCCGTACACAATGCCGTAATACAGATAGTGCGCATAAGGCCCTGCATACACGACCTTGCCGCTGCCAATGGCAGAAGCCCTCAAAGGGCTGTTGGCAAGCGTACCCGTTTCAAACGGGCAATACGGAATGGAGAACCTTATCACAGCTGCATCAATCGCCATCTGTACACGACCACCCGGTTCAAGCCCACATGCAGAAAGCAGGTCGGCATTACCATGCTGCCATTCAAAATTAGCGTTGATTACTGCTGCCATTATGCGCCAACCACCTTCCAATGCGGGGCGTTCGGGGCACGCCGGTTATCAGTTACGCCGAGAACCGTAAGTGCTTCATAGCGGCTATGCAGGGCGGAGGGCAGCGGGTTTTCTTCCGCTGCCACCCCGCGCACGATCAGATCACCCTCGTTCAGGGTGAACATGCCGTCGTGGTCTGCCGCGCTTTTGAACACGTTCGGCGGCACATACGAACTGCCGCCGAAATCCGCGTCAGTAGGTATGCGCAATGTGTACTGGTTCGCCGTTTTCAAGCCCTTATCAGTCACCGTGGACTTGACGCTGCCATACCACGACACGCCGGTCACGACGGTTCGCGTGTAGCTATTGCAGTCATTCACAGGATCGTGATACGCGTTGTAGATCGTGATGGTTTCGTTGCAAAGTTTCACTTTTGCCACACCATCCCTCGGAACAACAGCGGAACGCCGTAGTCATCCTTTTCTCCGTACAGGTACTCGCCCACAAGCTGGTTCATCTGCTTTCCAGCAGCTTCAGCATCAGGAACGTGACCGTAGGATTCAGAATAACCGTCCGTGTTGAAAGACGTAACGACGGGATTCTGTGCCTGCGCTTCCACACCCACAGCGCTTTCCATTTCCATCAGGGCAAAGGCGCACAGCTTGACCGCTTCAGGGATCACGGCCATATACTGCACGCGGCTGTCCGTCAGGTAGTCAATGCGCTTTCGGGCTTTCAGCTCATGCACAGGATAGGCGGTCTGACTGACTTTGCCGCCCAAATCCCTGTACTCATCGTAAGTAAGATACTGCGCGTGAGCCATTCAGACCGCCCCCTTCATTAAGCGTCCATCACAAACTGCAGCGCGTCCTTACGCTTGTTCAGGATGAACACGTCCTCGAAGGACTCCTCGTAGTAGTAATACTTACCCTCGGTCTTGGCAGACGGAGCGTCCAGCTGGGCGAACTGATAGGACACGGGGGTAATGACAGCGGAGGGGTGAACGAGGAACATGTGAATCTGCTTCGCGCCGCTGGTGGGAGCCCAACCGGTGGTGAAGGTGTAGTCAGACTTCATCAGGATGGACGGGACGGGCTCGATAGACACCTCACCGATACGGGACACGCCACGCTCGATAGCGGTAGACTTCTTCTGCACGTCGTAGTTGCGGGTCAGGCCGGAAGCATTCTTCAGCAGCGTGTTGGTGGGCACGTCGATGTACAGAATGCGGCCATCAGCGGGAACGAGGGCCTCGTCCATCTTCTGCATCATAGCGTCAAAGATGGACAGGATGTTACCGGCGGTCAGGGCGGTGGTGTCAGCGGTCATGTGCTCGGCCACCCACAGCTTGTACAGCTGGGAAATGGTGTAAGCGTCCATTTCCGGGAACTTCTGCTCCTGATTCATCACCTGAGTGATGTTCTGGATGCTGGCAACGTGGTTGGTCTGGTCAATGTCCATAGGATGGACAAGGGTAGACCACTTGCGCTGGTTGGTCAGCACCTTGGGCTCCCACGCGTTATCATAGTTACGCGCAGCCGTGCCGATCACGTCACGGGAAGCGTCCACGCGGCCCGTGGTGGTGATGTTGGGGATCTCAATGGTCTTGCTGTTGATCCAGCGGTAGCGGCCATTGTTGGGGGTGGAGTACAGAGCGCCGTAATGCAGGGAATGAGGATACGCCTGCGCAAGAGCGTTACCGTACTCAACAGCGTAATTCAGAGCTGCCATAGGTTTTCACTTTCCTTTCTTGTGTTGGGCAAAGAAATTCGGTGGGGCTTATTCCTCGGACGCTGCCCTCACGCCTTGGAAATGGAAGTTAAAGCCTCCCACGCCCTTTTGAGGATCAGGCGTGTTTCCGGGCTTGACGAAGCTGGGCGTTTTCTTGCCGGGCTGGTTGGGGTCGGGGTCAGCAGGCTTTTCGGCCACAAAAGCGGTCGGGTCAGCGGCCTTGTACTGCTCCACAAACTCGTCATAGCCCTGAATGGTTTCGCCCTCCATCTTGAAGCCCTTGTCGATTGCACCGCGCACAAAGTCACGTTTGGCAGCAGCGGACGAGAAATTCAATCCGTTCGCGCGTTCGCGGATTGCAAACTCATAAGCCTGCTGGCTCATGCGCTGCTCCCATTCAGACTTTTCCTGCGCATACTTCGACTGGAGCGCAGTCAGGGAGCCCTCCACGCCCGGCAGCTTGCTTGCGTCTGCCTGCGCAGCGGTCAGGGCCTCACGGACAGCTGCAAGGTCAGTATCGCGCTGTGCAATCTGGCCCTGAAGATCCGTCACCTGCTGTGTCAGGCCGTTCACACGTCCGTTGAACTTGTCCTCGGAAATGTAACCGCCCGCCGCAAGGTTCACAGGCTTGATGCCGCCCTCGGTCAGCTTTGCTTCAAGCTGCTCGTAGGTCAGGGACTCACCTTCGCCAAAAAGTGCCTTCAGAAAATCAACCATGTTCCTCCACGCCGACGTAGCTTTGATTTATAATCGCGCGGCCACTCCGCGCACGCGTCGCTGTCGCATTTATATCCCTGCAACACCGGGAATGATATGTAAAAAGGGCCTTTCGGCCCTATTTACCGGGGTAATTCCACCCGCATACGTTCGCGCCGGGATGAAAGCCCGGACGCGTTGCATACGCGGGAGTAAGCGTTGGTCAGGTCGGTGATTTTCATTTGCGCCTGCGTCTGAAGGGCAGTATCACCGGCAACCTTTGCCATGTACGCAGTTTCCTTCCACCGGCGAACGTCGGTTTCCAGCTTCCGCATGAGCTGTGATGCTTGATAGGTGGTCATATGCTTTCCACCTATCTCACAGCCCTTTTGATTGTCAGCTTCCCATTTGGCAAGCTGCTCATCTGAATAGGCCCGGACTGAATACCGGGTATCAAACGGCATGACAATGTGCATACAATTCCATTCCATCAGGGGGCGCTTGAAGCCCGCGTACTGCGTGCCGTCAACGCCCGTGAAGGACTGGCCCGACTGCATCTTGTCGTATTCCGTGCGCAGGAACACACGGCCCTGCACGGGCGCATGATCCGGGGCGCTGTGAAGGTGGGCGCTGATCTCTACCGCGTTATAGCCGAGGGATTCGCCCACCATTTCAGCCGTTTTCTGTGCTACCTGCTTTGTAGCGTCAAGGATGTTCTGCCGGACAGCCGTATCAAGGCGGCGATGATAGCCGCTTTCGTACTGCACTTGCAGGCCGTTGAATCCTATATCCCGTATCGTGTTACGGATTGCGGAATTGTAATCGGTCAAGCCCGTACTGACAGCCAAAACAGCCGCGTCCACGGCCCGCTGATAGGGCGCAGACACGGCTGTTGTATTGGATAGGTTGTCCATCAGCTGCGCCGTCTGCGCGGCCACAGCTTGCGTATACTGCCGAATCACGGCCTTTTGATAAGGGTTCAGCGGTTGATGGTTCAGGGCACGCCTGAAGCGGTCATCCGTGAAGGTGCTGTGCTCGGTCTGTTCCAGCAGCCGGGCGACCTCGGCCTCGTTCAGCCGTGTAGCCCTTGTCAGCTCGGTCAGGATCTCGGTCACGTCCTCGTGCATACCCATCATCACGGACAGCATGTCAATGCTTGCCGCGTTCATCATGCCGATTCTGCGAACCATCTTGCCGATCTTCTCAATGTACTGATGCTCGACTTCCCTGTACCGGGATTCAAGCAGGTCAAGCGCGTTTTCCAGCTGCCGGGGGTCAAGCATTATTTATCAGCACCTTTCGGATTGCCGGGAATGGGCTCATCAGGCATAGGCGGGGCAAGAGCAGCCTCAATACCAACCGTTTCATCAACGATCTTCTGAATGGCTGCGCGGGCCTGCGCCTCGGTTTCACCGTAGTACCACATGCGCAGCTCGGCCTTGCTGGACACGCCGAGGGAAGTCAGCTGCAAGCGTTCGCCCAACTGCTGTGTACTGTCGGTGATGATGCTATCATCCCATTCAAAGGACACGTCATAGTCACCCGCCGGAGCAAGGCCGTACAGGTCACAATAGACATTCATCGTGCGAATCACGTCACGCAGGCAGCGCTCCAAAGCGGCCTGATTATCAGCCACCGTGGCGTATGTGCGCTGCTGCATGATCTTGAGCTCCGTGGCCGTGCGGGCTTCCGTGTTCGCGTCGGACAGCGTGCCGCGCGAAATGCCGCACAAGTCCTCAATGCGGATGAGAATGTCATTCAGACCCGCACGCAGGGACACATCACGGAAGGAAGGATTGAACACGTTATAGGATTCATCCTTGCCCAAATCCACGCCACGGAACAGGCGGTCATTGAGCTTGGGCATTTCCATAACAGGGCGGCCATCCGGGCCAGTTTTGCCCGTAGCCTTGGGAACCAGCACTTGAGGGTCAACGTCAATAGCCAACTGACCGCCCTCATATTCCCAACACAGGTTAGAGAACTGATAGTCGGCCTGCTTGATAAGGTCAACCGCACGGCTGAACACAGACACGCCCAACGGGTCATCCACGGCAATGTTGTTTGCGAGTGCCACCTTGTACCAGCCGAACAGCTGACCCTCGGTGTCACGCACAACGGTATCCGGGGGGAGGTCTTTCCATTGCGGAACAGACTTCAGCGGGATCTCCGTACCGATGTTGTCACGCAGGGTAGACTTGAAAGCCCTCTGTGATACGCGGATAGTGCCGTCATCCTGAACGCAATGCCGCTCAAGGCGCGTATACGTGACCTTACCTTCCTGAATGGTGTCACGGAAGATAACGTCACGCAGATTGCCCTCGTCATCAAAGGCCACAGGGTACAGGTTCCACGCCATAGTCCAGTCGAAATAAATATGACCATCCGACTTGTGATAAGGTCGAATGGTCATACCGCCTGCCGCGCAGCCCTGCTCCAGCTTGGTACGCAGGGCGTGCATCAGCTTTTCAAATTCTTCCTTCAGGTAGGTGGAACGGGGGTTCTGCGCATCGTCACCGTCCTGCGTCTTGCCGCCGGTAATGTTCCATTTCAGATCAAGCGTGACCTGTCGGGCCATTTCGGAGCAAATCATGACAGGCAGGTTCAAAGACTTGATGTTGGTATCAGCCAGCCACGGGGACTTGCCCGTGTACATGTTGAACCACAGCTCCATAGCTGTAATCATTTCGGAGGACAACGGGGTTTCCACGCTTTCCACCGTTTCAATGTTTCGGAACGGGAACACTTTGCTTATCACCTGCCTTATCATCTGAATTAGGTTCGTAAACATTCCTGCACACCTACCTTTACTGGCCCTTGCGCTTCCAGACGCGTTCCATGCCGTAGCGCACCGAGTCAATACTATGGTTGTTACGGTCAGGATAGCCGCTTATCACTTCGCCGTCGGGGGTCTTGTCATATTCGTACTTGCTGAACTCGGAAGCCGTTTCAGGGCAGCGTACAGGGTCAATCACAATAGCCGCCAAAGATTGCAGCCACTTGATACCATACCGCACCGAATCAGGGCCTTTTTCAGCAGCACGGCACAAGGAGCCGTAGCTGCGATAATCGCTTACTGACTTATTTTCTGCGCTGTCAGCGGTTATCAGGTCGGAACCTGTCACGCCCTTCTGATCCTGAAGCATTTGCCATGTTTCAAGGTTGCTGGTTTTGTTACAGCGCAGCTCATCAAAGATATATAGAACGCGGCGGGCCGCGTCATAGTGCATCTTTGACCAATGATAGGGGTCAGGATACCAGCCCCAGTCAATCCCCATGTAAATGCGGTCAAAGGTTGCAATCTGTTCATCAGGTATCGCCTCAATGCGCAGATTGTCGAATACCTCGCCGCCTGTACCCGTAACCTCGCCCAAATATTCATGCGCATAGGCTTTCGGGTTGGTATCGCGCAGCTGCTCGGCTGCATCAATGAACGCATCACCGAGCCATTCACGGGGCGCGGTCAGGTATGTACTGCTGTGAATGATTTGATCCTTTCGGGGCAGCAGCACATACTCGTTCATGAAGTTGGCCTGCGTTTCCGGGGGGTTGAACGACATAAAGCACCAGAACAGGTTGCCACCACGCATTGCGGACTGCTGAATGGAACGGATTTCGGACATTCCAGAAAACGCGTCACATTCCTCAAACCAGCTGATAGCAAAGTACCCGAATGGTGCTTTCAGGGATTTCAGCTTTGCCCTATCGTCAACGCCACGAAAAAGAATGACCTGCCCGGTCTTTTTCCGTGTGATCTTCATAGGCGACACACGGCAGATAAATTCGCCGTCCAGACCGAGCAGCTCGATTGCGGACTGCAACTGACTGAACACCGAATCGCGCAGGGTATTGGACGTTTTACGGAAGCAGATAGCGTGCATCTTTTCGTTGCCGGGCTGAATCAACAAAAGGATGATAGCTATTCCAATGAACGATGATTTCAGCGAACCGCGCCCGCCCTTCAGGACGTAGTAGGTATAGACGTGATCCATCACGTCATACAGCAGCTCGTCATAGTTGGGGGCAAGCAAGTCCTCAATGTAAACCTCGTCCATCACTCACCACCGCCCTCCGCCGGTGTAGCTTCGCCCGTCGCCTGCCCGGCGACATCTGCATCAGCTGCCGGGCGGGTGGGCTTCATGCCACGCACAAGGACGATCTTCACGCCGCCCGTGCTGTCAGCCTCCACCGACACATCACCGGGGGCAGCTGCCGCCGGGTTCGCCGGGGCGCTGTTGCCCGAACCGTCAAACGTGGTCAGGCCGTCCACGGGGAAAGCGTTATTGATAAGCCAATTTCGCGCTTCCGGGTCGCCCGTCAGGAGGTATTTCTGGATCTCCTGAAGGATGATCTTTGCGTAAATGGGAATATTCTGCTGCAAGGCTTCTTCCGCGCTATCAATGTCGGCAGGGTCTACAACCTTGCCTTTCGTCATGCCCATAGACAGGATTTGTCTGAACATTTCATCACGGGTTTTCTGTTCACGCCTTTTCGCAACAGAAGCCTTGCCGCCCGCTGAAGTGATAGCTTTCTTTTCCTCTTCGCTGCGCTGATTCAGGGGGACAAGGTTTTTGCTTTGCGGGCCGCCTTTTGCACTTCCACCCTTCGGCATAACCTCACCTCCAATCTGCGTTCAGGGCATAATAAAAGCCGCTGCGCACGATGCACAACGGCTTATTTCTTCTTTGCAGGAGCGGCGGGCTTCTTCGCGGGGGCAGCAGGCTTTTTCGTGCCGGACTGCTTGAACGGGTCGAAATTGTCATTCCATGACTCCATGACCTGCTTTGCTGCACCTTTGGGCAGCTTGACTTCTTTCGGCATATTGTTTCCTCCTTACGGTATCTTGCGGTACACAAGGGCCGAACGATCAATGACGTTGACATAGCCACCTTGACCATTGTTGCCGTCCGTGATAACGTTATAGCCCATAGCAAGCGCATAAATGGACGCGTTGCCATTGCCGCCCGTCCTGAATGATCCGACGGCAGCGGCAAATTTGGGGTGACTGCGCTGGAAAGCGCTGACCTGCCGCTGAAGGCTGCTCAAGCTGATAGCCTTGGTCGTTTTCGGATTGAGAACGGCCTGCGCGGTCAATGCGTTCTGACCGCCATAGCCCGTAGCCGCACCGCCTGTACGGGCGAAATAGGTTCCAGCGCCGTACAGCTGACCGCCATGCTTACCGCCAACATAATTCAAACGGCTTGTCATCATCATGTCAGCGACTTGCCTCGGTGTCAGGTTATAGCGGGTATTGCCTACCGTGTAATTGCCTCCGCCAATGCTGCGTGCAATCACGTCCCTCTGTGACATGCCATTCGCTTTCAGGAACGCAGAAAAAGACGCATCGTCCAGCACTTGGGGCTTTTCGTTCAAGCCTGCCGCGTACACGAACTTCTGCGTCTGATCGTTCACGTCATTCAAATGGTTGGGCATATCAACAGACCGGGACTGCCTTACCAGCTGTGCGAGCTGATCGTCGGTCATTTTGGTGATTTGGTCAAGGGCACTCGGTTTTACCGGGGTATTGTTCGCGTCGGGGATCTGATCCGCGACGGGTTGGGGCGCAGGCTGCGGCGGCTGCGGTGGATTAGGCTGCGGCGGCATCTGCCGTGCGGTCAATACACCCGACTGCCTGCGCAGGGTGGACGATGAACTACCTCTACCGCCCATTGCGCAGCACCTCCATTATTTCTTTTTCTTGGCCTTGTCCTCGGCGGCCATTTCGCGCTTCAGCTGGTCAACCTTGGCTTTCTGTTCGGGGGTCATGGGGGCCACCTTCACGCCGAGGCCATTGCTGGTGAAGCGATCCACACCACTCTTGTTTTCCTTTGCCTTACCTGCCATAGTTACACCTCCTTAAATCTGAACGGTAATCACGATACGCGTACCGTTGTTGGAACCAGTAGACGAGCCTTTGCGGCGAATGCCGGAGGCGGTCTGGTCAATGTGAACGCCCACAATCCTTGTGGACTGGTTAGGGGCAAGCACGATCTCGCCCAAACGGCCACCGGGGCCGTTGCCGGGCATCAGACCCTGAGCACCTGCACGCGCCTGATACTTGATCTGCACCTCGCGGGAGGTGAAGGTTCTATCGGGCGCGTTCTTGAAGTCGTTATAGGACGTAGACAGGAACTTGTTCTCCGTGTACGTCTGGCCCACAAGGGCTGTCTGAAGCTGCTTTTCGGACATGTTGTGCCAATCGCGGGTAATGCCTACCTGCGCAAGCAGCTTTTGCACCATCGGCGCATGATCGTAGCGGGTCAGGTTGATGTTATAGCCGAGGTTGTGCATACCTTCCATCAGGCTATCCCTCATAAATTCCTGCTGTGCGGTCAGGCGTGCGCCCGTGACCATTGCCTCGTTGAGGTTCTGGCTCGGACTGTACAGGCTGCCGGGTTCGGGCTGGTTGTCCAGATAGCCCACAAGCGCCATCTGCGTATCAATGCCAAACGCCTGCTGCTGGTAATACTGCCTGCCATTGTACAGGTCGTGGAAATCGGCGGTATCCGTAGCTGCAAACGCTGAATTGTTGGCCGCCTGCGCCATCGTGGCATCAGGCACAATGGTGGGTTGGGGCTGCACGTTCTGCTGTGCGGGGATTGCGCCACCAGACGGGCCAACGGCCACCGTGATACGGCTTTTACTTCCTCGTCCACCCACAGTATATCACCTCTGTTCTGTGCTGTCAAGTTTTGTTCTGCTCGGTTCTCTTTTCCTTCAGAACGTCTTGAAAGGATTTGATCTGTACGATGTTGCCCTCGCACCCTTCCGGCACTCGCCCATAGAAGATGATCTGTGTAGGCCGCAGCCTGCGCAGCATCTCCGCGTATCCGTCCATGAACAGGGCGCGGGATACCTCATCCATCTGTGTGCCGACTGCCGATACAGCCACCACACCGCCCACGGGCTCACCATCAAAGCACCATTCGTAGCTTGCCTCGTCGCTCCAACTGATTGTCGGAACCACGTTCATGCCCAGCAGCTGCCAATACGCGCCGAGCCAATGCTTGCGGTAATGGTTGTATATCTGAAGGGCCATCGGGAAGTCAGAATAGGTGGAAAAGTCCGGGGTCATGACGGCAGCAAATTCAACCAGCCGCGTGAGGTATCGGTCGGGCTGTGCCCAAAGCCTGTTGAACTGGTAGTCATCCACAAAGAAGTGAACACCATGCAGCGCGGGCTCATCACATCCCTTGACGTAGTTGAAGCCAATCCAGTTAGGCACATCATCAGGCTTCAGGGGCGCAAGGGGTTGCAGCGCGGGCACATCGTACTTGCCCACGCCGGGAAACTGATATTTGGTCAGATTCTCATAATTGCGCTCTGACCTGTATTGCGGCATGGTATCATCCTCCTAAAAGTCGGTGGATGGACTCGAACCATCGACACACCGGGCGCGGGGTGCTGCGCCACACTTCCTCTTGCCAACTGAGTTACACCGACATAAAGCGCCGGGATTCCGGCCCGGCGCATAGATAATAGAAACACGTTGTAGTGCCTCTAACCTGACCAAAATGAAAAAGCCCATTGCATCAATGGGCTTTACAAAAACGGCATAGGCAACGCCGCATTGCCTATGCCTGCGAATGGTTGACCCGTTGGGTTGACGCGCCCGGCGCAGCAGGAGGCGGAACCACACCGAGCTGCATAGGGCCACTTATGGCCGCGCGGGATACACATTCGCAAATAGCACTATACTATACCTGAATGCAAATGTAAAGAACTTTTTGTGACACGATTTGTAGTATCGGAGAACTTTATCGCACCACAGGCGGCCCAGAATGGCCCACAGACGGCCTTCAGGCCGAGGGGCTTCCTGCTGATCGTCTATCCGCATGGGCGGCCTTACGGGGCTTGCAGGGGTACACAGGGGCCGCGCTGATACCATGCAGCGTATTCCACGCACGGAGGTAGCGGTAGCAGGTCTGCCGGACAGCAGCACTATCCACGCGGGTTTCCAGCTTGTCAGCCACCTCCGGCCATGACAGGCAATCCACAAAGCGGTATGAGAATATCAAAGCGGTATAGGGGTCATCAATCGTGCTGATGAACTGCTCCAGCTTGTTTTGTTCCACAAGCAGGTTATCCTCCCGCGCCCTGATCGTGCGGGACAGGTCATCAATGCACCGTGTCCGGCGGTCAATGTCCTGCTCAATAGAAATGACGTTGACCACCGCATCCCCCACGCGGTCAGAAGGGCCGTGGGCATGGGGCATACCGTCCATGTTCTGCCCGCCGATCCCCACCATGCTCAACCGCTTGTAGGTCAGGCTGACGCACAGCTCATCACGTTCTTTCGTCAGGTAGCCCAGCTTTTGCTCGTCCTCGGCAATCTGCTTTTTCAGCCAGAACAGGCGGGATAATTCTTTGACGGTCATTTCTTCTTTGCTCCTTTCGCCATTTTCAGATAGACGGGGTTCAGGGCCACTTGTATAGCGTTCTTCATGGACGCATTAAGGGCGAATCGCCCGTATTCGGACAGGTTGATAAAGTCCATGTGTGACCTGATAGCGGCCTCGCCGTATTCCATCACAAGCCGCCCCACAGACGCATTGAAGAACGAGCAGTTAAACAGGGTCACGCCCCAAAAGTCAACCGTGATCCTGTCCTCGTCCTTTTCCATCAGGGGCTTCAGCACATCATACAGGGCCTTGCCGTCTGATTCAAGGCAAGCCCAATCACCACACAGGGCGTAGACCTTGACCTCGGTCATGTGGGCTTCATAGGTGTATTCATCCACCTTGCGCATTGTCAGCCACCTCCTCATAGCCGGTACACAGATAGACGTTGTGAACCGCTTCTTTCTTTTCCTCGCATTCGTAGCAGTTGATGCAATACCCGTGATTGCATCCCTCGCTTGCCGCATTGCAAGCACAATTCACGCACTTGCACGTTATCACACCATATGGGCATTCTTTCATAATCGCACCCCTTTATTAGTTATCGGCCGATAACTATTTGTCACCGCCGAGCCTTGTCCAGACGCGCCTTCAGGGCTTGCAGCAGCATACTTTGATCCTTGTCTTTCAGGGTTAAAGACCGCATTACATCCTCGTCCACGCCGTCTTGCACAACCAAATGATGGACTATCACAGGATGGGCCTGCCCTTGTCGGTGGAGGCGCTTGTTCGCCTGCTGATACAGCTCAAGGCTCCACGTCAGGCCGAACCAAATCACGTGATAGCCGCCCGCCTGAAGGTTCAGGCCGTAGGCACAGCTTGCGGGATGGGCCAGCAGAATATCCACGCGGCCCTCGTTCCAATCCGTTTCATCCTGCGCCCCTGAATACACGCGCACGCGCATATGGGGGAAGTTGGATTGCAGCGCAGCCAGAAGCCGCTCCCGGTCATGCTGGAAGTTGTAGAACACAAGGGCATGTTGCCCTTGCAGCTGCTCCACGGTTTCCACGAACGCAGCCACCTTGCAGTCATGCAGCTCCACGGCCTGCCCGGCTTCATCGTACACCGCACCATCACACAGCTGAAGCAACTTATTGGTCAGCACGCCCGCCGAGCTTGCCGTGATCCACTTATCATCAGGGCCGTTGTCGGTCAGGTGAAGCAGCATATCCCGTTCAAGCCGATCATAGGTAGCCTTTGCCGCCTTATCCAGCACCACGGGGATCTCCTCCATGATGCAGTCCGGGAGGGTCAGGTAGTCCTCGGCTTTCATGGAAACGCAAATGTCGCTGATGGAACGATGGATAGCCTCGGCAGCGCCCTCGCGCAGCTTGTAGGAAAACACCACCTGCGCATTGCGCTTGTCCGGCAGGAAGAACAGGTCACGGTATACGCTGATCGTGCGCCCCAGCCTTTGCCCACCATCAAGCAAATAGATTTGCGCCCACAAGTCCATCAGGCCATGAGGGGCAGGCGTACCCGTGAGCTCAATCAGCCTATTGACACGGGGCAGCACCGTGCGCAGCGCCTTGAAGCGTTTTGCTTGATGGTTCTTGAAGCTGCTGCTCTCATCCAGCACCACCGTATCAAACGGCCAGCGGCGCTCACGATGGGCGGGGTCATTGTAATACTGAACCAGCCATTGCACGTTATCACGATTGATAACATACACGTCAGCCTCCTTCTGAAGGGCCTGCACGCGCTGAATAGTCGTGCCCAGCACCACAGAAACGGTCAAATCACGCAAATGATCCCACTTTGTCTTTTCTTTGCTCCACGTGGCTTCTGCAACCTTCTTTGGGGCAATCACCAAAGCCTTACCCAATGACCACATATCGTACTTCAAGCGCTGAATCGCGGTCAGGGTTATCACCGTTTTGCCGAGTCCCATGTCAAGAAATAGGCCCACTTTCGGGGTATCAATGATCCTGTTGATACAATGTTCCTGATAGTTGTGCGGTACAAACTTCATTTCGCTGTTGCCTCCTGCGACCGGCGCGTGAGATCGTCGATGAGCAAAGCTACACGTTCGGGAGAGTCCACATGCCGGTAGACGGCAAAGCCCAGCTGCTCAATCAGGTCTTGCACATAGGTTTGCCGCACGCGTTCCACTTTGCGATACTTTTTCAGCTCCACAAAGGCCATCACACCACCGGGACACAGAATGATCCTGTCCGGCACGCCAGTATACCCGATGCACACCATTTTCAAGCAAAGGGCACGCGGCATCCTTTTCTTGATACCGTCCTTCAGCTTTTTCTCTATTTCCTTTTCCAGCAGCGTTGCAGCATATGCACGATCAATCTTCTTGCGCCATTCATCCTGTTCGCTCACGATCAAAACCTCCGAAAAATCAATTTGTAAGGTTGTAAGGTTTGTTTGGAAACACCTATACGCGTATACGCGTTACGCGTGCGCAGGCGCTCTCGCGGGCGCATTTACGCGTCCTCGCGCGCGTTTTATTATTATTTTTAAGTCTATTTAGAAACAACATTACAACATTACAAAAGAGAGAAAACGTAGGCGGCATAAGGGTTTGAGCCTGTAATGTATTTTTGTAATGTTGTAATGTACGGTAGCCGAACCTTACAACTCACCACAGCGCCCGCATCACGCGAACCGCTGCAATCCTCAAAATTTGTAAGGTTCACTTTTCGTACATTACAACATTACAGGTCGTACATTACAAACTTTCGCCATCTGCTGCCCGCACAATTCCACCTGATGAAATATAGGGTTCAGGCCCATAGCGCTTTGTCTTTCCGCACCATTCCCATCCCGGCTGTCTGCGCAGAACGTCGTTGATCTCCCGCGCGTCTGCCCGCTTCATATCGCCGGGCGCACGGTTGTACAGCTCACACCATACCTCCATAGCGCACACCTGCTTGCGGTCTGTCAGGCGCAGATCGTCGGAATGGAGGGCCTTTGCCCAGAAGTCCCGGCGGCGGTCAATGGGCCACTTCACCCAATCAATGGGAACCTGTTTGCTGACAAATTCTTCAATCGCGCCCGCCATAGGATTAGTTTCACGATGAGCCTCCTGCACAGCCAAAGCCGCTTGCGCCACATCGCCGGACAGGAACAGCTCTTCGCCCATCTGCCAGCGCATCTTTGCCTCGGCCCACAGCTGCTCAATATCCGCGTCCAGATCATCAAACACGGACTTACGCGGAACCACCACACCCACGTCAACGGGCCAGAAGCGGCGGTTGCCGGTCGTATCCTGCAGGAAGTCCATACGGTTGCATGTACCAAAGAACACGCATGTACGCGGGCGCTCCTGCACGTTACGGCCATACGCGGCCCTGTATCTGTCCGTGCGCAGGGATAGGAACTGCTTGATCGTCGCCACGTCCGAACGCCTGAAGGCATCAAGCTCGGCGATTTCCACAAGCCACACGCCCTGAATCAGCTCGGCGGCTTCCTTGCCCTCAAAGGTGCTGATGCTGTCATTGAAGAAGCCACGGCTCATCTTGTCCAGCGTCGTGCTCTTGCCGATACCCTGCGGCCCGCACAGGATCAACATATTGTCGAACTTGCAGCCGGGCTCCATAGCGCGGGCAATGGCTGCCGTGAACATCTTACGGGTAACAGCGCGGGTATAGGCAGTATCAGCAGCGCCGAGGTAGTCAATCATCATCGTGTCAAGCCGGGGAATCCCATCCCACAGCAGCCCGTCGATGTACTCGCGCACTCGGTTGAACTTGTGTGTAGCCGCTTCCATGTCCACGCCGCTGTCGATATTCGCCCTGCCGGTGATACCGTAGGCGTTCTCCATGTACCAGTACACACCGTTGTTATCCGTGTCTGTCCATGTGCGGGTATCCGTCCGGGCATCCCACGGCAGGGAGCCCAGCACCTCACGCCGCCCGGCGAACTCATTCAGGGCAATGCGCCCGGCAAGGTCAGGATCGTTGGACAGGATGATATACACGTTGTCGATGGTATGCAGGGGCAAGCCCGTCTGCGCATTGCGCTTCAGGCGCAAGCGCCACGCGTTAGGGTCGTTCGGGTCGGTGGGGTCAATGCCCGCAAAGTCAGCTTCAGCGGCTTCCTTGCGTTCAAGGTCACGGGCAATCTGCACGTCCGGCAGATCAGCCGCAAAGGCGCACATCTTGACATAAGACGGGGTTTTCGTGGTCATGGGCGCGTCGGGGTCAGCGTCCAGATCTCCGAACTTATGCAGGCGCACAAGGTCGAACGCGTTCACCAGCTTACCGCTGCAGGGGTCAGTCGCATGATGGGAGAAAAGGAACTTGCCCTCATCATAGACCACCGCGCCACCCGTGGTGCTGCCGCCCGCATAGGTGAAGCGGTTCTCGTCGCCCGTGTCCACGGGGTCATACACGCCGGGGATCAGGTCATTCATCGCCCGGAACACGTCATACAGACGGCAGAACGTGCCGATGATACCTTGCTTCTTTTCGGGATCTCCCTGCCGGGTCTTGAGGGCGGTATAGTTGAAGCTGCCGGGCACTTGCGGCCACTCGGTCACGTCTTTCCAGTTGATATAGGTAGTCAGCAGGAAGTCCACGCTGCACAGCGGGGCATCAGACGTGCGGTAGAAGTAGTCACCGTCCGAGCAGCAGCTCGGCCAGTACATCAGGCGGCCCACTTCAAAGGTCGTGGGGTCGGCCTTTTCAATGCCAATCTGTGAAGCCATACGCCGGGCGCAGGGCTCGTATTCATCCGGGGACATGGTACGATCAGTCGGAACCAGAATGCGCAGGCGGGGCGCGTTGGCCGCGTGCTTGCGGGTGCTGTACACGCAATAGGAGCAGCCCAGCTTGTCCAGCGCGGTCACAATGTCATCAGCGCCCCACGCGGGCACGTTATCAAAGTCCAGCGTGATAACGTCACGCCCGGTCACAGCGTTTGCCTTGCGGCGGGGGCCGTTCATGCTGCCCGCCACATAGCCGCCCACGTCCTTCAGATCATCTTGCTCGGACTTGCGCAGACGGGTATACTCGGCCAGCGTTTCAGCACCACGCACAGGGGTTTTCAGTCGGTCATAGAGGGCAGAAACGGACGTTGCCTGCTGCCTCCAATTGGTTTCCTTGCGGCTGTTGCCAACCGAAAGGGTGATTTGCCTGTCGTATTTCATACTCGTTCTCCTCATCACCCTCACGGGGGGGGTGTAGCTTTTTAACGCTTCGGCATCAGGTGTTCCGCCTCGCACCCAAGGGAGCACAGGTACTCGACGATCTCGGTTGCCGACTTGCGGCCAAGGTTGCGGACACGTTCAAAGTCCGTGCGGGACATTTTCATAATATCGCCCACCGTCCTGATACCAGCGCGGTACAGACAGTTATAGGCGCGAACGGAAATGTCCATTTCATCAATCCGCATATCCCGAATCTTGACGGACGTTCCCTCGCGGGTCGTGATTTCGGCTGTACCGTTCTGAAGGCTCCGGCGGTAATTGTGAATGGCCGCTTCCACCCGTTTGTCAATCACGGCCTCCACCCGCCTGCCTACCATGCCGCGCACGCCGACGGCCAGCCAGCTCCGATTGTGGTACAGCTTGCGCACGCCCATTCGGACGATCTGCCGGATACGCTCACGGGTCAGGCCGTACTCGGCGGCGAGGGTTTCGTAGGTCTTGCCGTCCCGGTAATAAGCCAGCAGCATATCCCGTTCACGGGGCTGCATGAAGGAACGCAGACAGTAGTCCAGACTGCCGTTGAAATCTTCCGGCAGGTTGTCCGGGTCTATCTTGTCATTTGCTGTGAAGTGAATATAGCCGTTAATATCGGCCAGCAGCTCACGGGGCCAATTACGATCAGGCATTGTCATCATTCTCCTTCAGGTATTCATCTACATGAAATTCGCTGAATGGACATGACTCCTTAAACGGCAGCGCGAAATGATAGGTAGCCTCTATGTCCTGCCGGATTTGGCAGCGCCGCGCTTCCTTGCCGCACTTCTCACAACCAAAGCACTCCCAGTCAATGACCTTCTGTGTCAGGCGGTCAAGGGCGGCTTCTGGAACGTAGGTCAGGCCGTCACCGGGGCGCAGGGTAGGTGTTGCGCGTACCGTAACATCAACGTGGGTCTGTCGCAGCTCACGGGCAATCTGGTTCAGCTTTTCGTGCGGCACGGTCAGCAGAACACGCTCCATCAGCTTTGTTGCCATAGAGGACAGCATACGGAAGTCACGCCAGCCGTTGGGGATCATGTGCATTCGCTTGTTCAGCAGCTTTTCGGTTTGGGCAAACTCGGATACAAGCCCGAACAGGCAACGCAGGCCGTAGTATTCCTTTGCGTTCAGGTACACCCGTTCTATGGGCTTTTCAGGCTTTGCAGCCGGAAGATTTTTTTTGTCCACAGGGGTTCCGCCTCCTATCGTGGATCAGTCGAAGGTTACAGGGGCTTCACCGGCGGCTTCCACACCGGCCAGCATACGCGCACGGATCAGGCGCTCCTCTTGCAGTCGCAGCTCCGCCTTGCGGTACACTTCAGGATCAATCTCGCAGCCCACGTAGTCAAAACCGAGGTTTTCGCAGGCGATCAGGCTTGACGCGCTGCCCACGTGGCTGTCAAAGATTTTCCATCCCGGCTGCGCGAACCGGGAAAGCTGCCATTCGTACAGCTTCACGGGCTTCTGCGTCGGGTGGATACGGGATTCATTCAGCTTTTTGTTGCCCTGCTGGACGCGGCCCTCGGTGATGCTTTTGCCCTGAAACATCCCATTCCACATGTACGGGAACAGGCGCACGGATTGCATCAGGTCGGTTGCGGCAATTTCCGCGTCGCTGAAGCTGTTTGTGCCGTTGACCTTATCCCACACGATACGGCCCGGCGCAAAGTGATAGTCGAAGTAGTTACAGCCCCACACGATGTAATGCTTTGCCACGCGCAGCAGCTCGTCAAAGAACTCCTTGCCCGGCACTTCCCAATAAGGGCACTCATCGTAGACGCGCTGCACGCCGATGGGGCTTACCTTGCGCCCGTAGTAGCGGCGCTTGTTCGGCCCGGCGAAATAGGGCGGGTCGATCAGGGCGAGGTCGAAATACCCATCCGGCAGCATGGACATGAAGTCCATGCAATCCGTGTTCAGGAACAGCTGCTCACTCATGCGCCGCCGCCCTCCTGCGTGTGCCCGGTGTCCCGCGTGTAGCCGACCACCATTCAGGCACATTGTCGCCTTCTGCGCGACACGCGTTCGACTGGAGCATCAGCATCAAGTCCTGAAGGGACTCCATCAGGCAGTCAGCTTTCGACCTGTCATTGTAGGCCGCTGACATTTCTGCACCTGCTTCCAGCAGACGGGCAGCAGCCCACGCAAGCATGATCTTCAGCTCGTCGGGGGTTTCGCAGTCCTGCGTACACGCATTGGGGTCGGGGTTGACCCAAATGTTTACCAGCTTTTTGTCGAAGTCAATGTCAAGCTGCAGGTTTTCACGGATACGCAGCTTTGCAACCAGATCAGTAGAACTCATACTCCCACCGCCTTATCATCCCAAAATTCATCAGCGCCCACCTTGCGCGGGTTACTGTTCCACCGGGCCTTCAGGGCCTCGGTGTTTTCGTTCACAGCGTCGAAGGTGATACCCTGTTCAGCACACCACGAAATAGCAGCCGCGAGGGGTTCACCCTCGCGGCAAGTCCAAAGAATCAGCTTGATACCGTGCTTCATCAGGAGCCTTACCATGTCAAGTATCACGCGGCGCGGGGTTCCAATTTCGGGGTAAGCGCTGCGGCACAGCGTCCCGTCGAAGTCCACGGCTACCGTATAGCCCGCCTTGCCCATTTCGTTCAGGGCTGCAATAGCTTGCAGCGTCATGGTTTGACGGCGCTTTGTGGGGCTGTACAGGGGTTGTGTGACAACGGTCAGGGCGGCTTCATGCGCGGTCATCATGTCAGCACCGCCTTACTCCACTCGCATAGTCGCTGCGCCATTCTCGGCCAGACGATCAGCAAAGCGGGGGTCACTCGCAGGGTTCACGGCCTTGCGCCTGCCGGATACGGGCAGCTGCTGCACGGGGGCATCGGTGGTCTGCATGGTCAGGGAAGCATGAAACAGGTTGGACACGCGTTCCTCGGCGCGGGCCTGAATCGCGGCATCACGGCGCGTATCCACGCGAATGCCCTCTTCCTTCTGCCCCTGCAGGTAGCCGTGCTCGTAAGCGTCCATCATGGCATGAGCTTTGGTATGATAGTGAACACCGGCCAGCACAGCACCACCGGCCATACTCAACAGAACAACAAGAACTTGCGGCATAGTCCTCAATCTCCTTTCATTCAAGCCACCAATCATCAAGGCGGCGGTCAAACACGGACAGGGCATCGTACAGAAACCAAGGGACAAAAAGAAGGAGCATGACCGGGTAAATCAGCAGCCGTACAAAGCCTCGGATCACCCGTGTCATGCTCCACAGAAAATAGGTCATGGTTCCAACCTCCTTTACAGCGGTTCTATTCTGTGCGCTGTTATGGTAACAGGATAGCACTCAATAGAACATCTGTCAAGGGGTAAATAGGACTTTTTATTAAATTTTATCGCTTGTATAGAACTTTGAAGAACTTACTGCCATTCATCCATGAACATGCGGCTGCCCGTCGCTTTGATCTGCCCGATATACTTTCCGGCATACGGGTGCTCAACCTCGGTGCATTCAAAGTACACCAGCTGCGCCACGGGATAGCCGAACGGGATATAGATTTTGTTGCGGGTTTCGTTCTTCAGCTCAAGGGTGATATGGCCCATAAAGCCGGGATCAACAAAGCCCGCGTTCTGCACGGTCAGACCTGCCCGGCCAATGGAGGATCGTCCCTGCACAAAGGCGGCAAGGTTGGGCGGCACGAACAGCTTTTCAATGGTCGTGGCGAGGGCAAACTCGCCGGGATGCAGGCAGAACGTGCCGTCCTTGCCAATCTTCTCTTCCTTATAGTCCATTTCCGCGCCCAGATACACGCCGAACGGGCGCTTACGCGGACGCAGGAAGGTTTCACCGATACGGATATTGACAGATGCAGGGTTGATGAGGCGGGGCTCGGTGTATTCGATGCAGCCCTTATTTACCAGATGGGTCAACGCCTTATCGCCAAGGATCATTTCTGCGCACCTCCGATCCCTCTCACAGCACTCGTCAGCACCGGTGTAGCTTTTCTGGTTCCATCGTCCTCCGCAGCCACGCCATTATTGACGGACGCGATCTCACCACCACAGGCGGCATAGCCCGCAAGGTCAATCCAGCTGTCCATCTTTTCCGGGTTACGGGCAATGCGCACGATCTTCAGCAGGGCCATCATGGCGGCCACGTCATCAGCGCCGAGGTCAACATTCGCGCCCGTGGCGTGCGCAATGTACGCGTTCCACATGGCGGCAATCGTGTCAAAGGATCGTTCAGGGCCGCCGTAGTCATGGTCACGATCACCGTTCACGCATTGGTCGGCGGTAGCAAGAATCTTTGTCCGGGTGTAAGGGGTCATATCAATTCACAACCTTTCGTTCCTCATTCTGCATGGCGTTCTGTTTGGCAATCAGCTTTTCAATGTCTGCCGTGCCGTATGCCTCTACACCAAATTCGTGATTGTCCTGAAAGAACGTCACGGACAGGGCTTTGGTATCGTCAGGTACTTCAATGGTCAGCTTCATAGGGGTCAACCTCCTTTCGTATCATAGACGCAAACAAAGTCATCAGTCATGGAACCGCCGCGCCGATACAGCACTTTGCCGCCGTAGTACCGAACGTGCGTAGTGAACTCCCACGGCAGGTTTTCAAGGATCATGCGGGCGGGGTTTCGGTGTTCTTCCGGCAGATAATAGAGCACCCGTTCAAGGTCATCCAGACGGTCAAGGGCAAGCGTTTCTTCCTGCTCCCGGATGATTTCAGCGCAGGCGGCTTCAGCGGCGGTCATGGCTTCCTCATAGGTATGGTACAGCTTGAAAGCGGGTATCATCTGATGGGCCGGGCCACGGCTGCCGTTGGCTGTCACATTTCCACGAACCAGCCTGAACTCATGGCCCTTGATTTCTGTGGTGACGTTCATTTGGTTACGGGAATCTGCCGGAACCAACCAACCATACATGATGCAGGCCATCAAATCACCGTTATTGTGGGCATCCATCTTGCTCATTTCAGCAAGGGCTCGTTCCCTTTCGGGGTCAACCGTCCGGCGATCCTTTATCAAATCCGTGTTGTAGTTATAGCCTTTGGGCAGCTTTTTCCACTTCACATCATCGGTGAACAGCTGCCACATCTTGCCGTCAATCCGGGTAAAGTCCTTCAGCTCATGCCGTGTGCAGCTCATCCGGCCCATATCGTCTGCATAGTCAGCGTACCACCATTCCACGCCCGGACGGGCAGTAGGGCGATCATCGCACCACTCTATCAGCTGGTTACGGGGCAGGACTGACCACACAATGCCGACTTCATCAACCATTGAACTTCACCTCTTCCGGCAGCTCAATTTGCAGGATCTCGGCAACGCGTTTCAGCGCATCGTATGTGAAGCCAAAGGTTGCAGGGCTGCTATCATTGAAAACCTTTTTAAGCTGGCGATACGCTATGCTTGCGTTAAAGTCCTCAAATACTTGATCCTTGCTTGCATACAGGCGCGTAGTGTATCCATTGTTCGACCACAAGTATCTGTCATACCTTACGTGGTCAAGCTCAAAGCGCTGCGCGTAGGTATATGGTGCATCAACGTACAGATACTTGCGCCCGACTTTGGTTATTTTGCAGACACAGTATCTCAATTCAATCTTTGCCCCACAGAGCTCTTGCATGAGAAAAACGGTATCGCCTACATGAAAATCTGATACGTTCATTTACGTTGCACCTCCGAAACGTAAAATCGCTTTTTCGTGTCAAGTCACACTTTTTCGACGTTTTATCTTCAAAATTTGCAGTTTTTTGACGTTATCGCTCGTCAAGTCGTACTTTTTCAAGCGATAAAATCAAAAATGACTGTATCTCCTGTCAGCGGGCATTTCATGCCGGGCATAGACTTCATCATCCGTCCACGGCATCACCGGGAAGCTCAACTCGGCCTTTTCCTCATACTGCCGTATCATTGCGGGCACGTCGATCATCCGCTGATTGCGGCTTCCACGGAAACGCAGGGAAATATCTTTCTCGGCTTCAATGAAGGGGCCGTCTACCAGCACATTTACACAGCTCAACAGGCGCAGATACCGCATAGGGTCTTTCTGCATCAGCTGCTCCCACGTATAGCCCGTATAGACCCAAATGGACTTTGCCGGGTATGCCCGCCTGAAGGAATGGCAGATAAGCGCTACAACCTCACGGTTCCTTTCGTCCAGCGGTTCACCGCCGAGGATGGACAGGCCGTCAATGTAATAGTGCCTGCTTTCGTCCAGAATCTTTTGCAGGGTGTCCGGGGTGAATGGCTCACCATACTCAAAATCATGCGTTTCAGGGTTGAAACAGCCGGGGCAGTTGTTCCGGCATCCGCTCACGAACAGGGACGTTCGGCAGCCGGGGCCGTTGGCAATGTCACAGTATTTGATCTTCCCGTAATTCATACGATCCCTCCGTTCAGCCGGTCATTGATGATCCAGAAGTAGCGCGGCTCGATCTCAAAGCCCACGAACCGCCGCCCCATCCGTGTAGCCGCTACCGCCGTCGTGCCGCTGCCCATGAATCCGTCAAGCACCACGTCGCCTTCAGCCGAGTGCTTTTCAATGCACCGGGCGATCAGGTCAACAGGCTTTTGATTTTGATGCAGCTGCGCCTTGCCGGACACGCGCGAGAACTCCCACACGTCGGTCAGGCGCTTGCCGTTGATGGGCGCACGGCCCTTGTTAAGCAGCAGCACGGGCTCATACTGCTGCCCGTACTGCGCTACAAGGTCGCCCGCTGTATGGCTGTTCTTGACCCAAATGATTGTGTTTCTGACCACGAATCCAGCTTCCACGGCAAAGCCTTTGAACGCGTCCAGCGTCTTTGAACTGCAAAACACATAGGCGGCATGGTCAGGCTTCAGGACACGATAACACTCCCGGAGGTAGTCACGGATCAGCGCGGGGTTATCATCGTTCTGGATCACGCTGCAAAAGTCGTGGGTCTTATCCTTCCGGCGGTTGGACGCGTAGGAAATCAGATAGGGTGGATCGGTCACAATCAGGTCAACGGATGAATCCGGCAGCATATCCCGCATACCCGTTACGCAGTCGGTTTGCCAAATGCGGTTTATTGGAGAGGGGGGGGTCTCCTCAGACGATAGGCCACAGCACAAGCAGCGGCCATACACCCCGATTGCCCCAACGCCGGTATACGGGATCTCATACAGATCAGAACCACACAGCGGGCATTGCATCACAGATTTTCCTCCGCCCATTTGTAAATGGTATGGCTATCACGGGCCAGCTCGTTTGCGGCCATTCGCGCCACTTCCCGCATTTGCGGATGGGGGCTGCCGGTCGTACCCTTGCAGCGCAGATTGAGGAAGTGAATCCACTCGTCCACGTTCGCGGTCATAATGACCTCGGTTTTCAGGTCAAGCGGCAGCACACCACGGGCCTGTTGCGGGGAGCAGCCAAAGTCCAGCAGCTTGAAATAGGTGTTCTCTGCGCACGTCATGGCCTGCGTCCAGTAGTCGTAGGCATCCGTGCCCGGCAGATAGAAGGGCGGCTGAATGACCGTGATTTCCGTGCCGAACTTCTCTTTGGAGTAGTTGCAGTAGCGAGTGCTTTCCTGCGCAAAGGACGCGGGGCGGTGTCTTACCAGCTCATGCGATACGCCACGGGGTACGATGAAGCGCACGCTCATACGATGATGCACGCGTTCTTCAAGGGACGTGTTCAGGTCAGCGGGGGTCAGGTCTACCAGCTCTGACTGTGGCATTTCGCGGAACCGCCCCTCGGCGGCCAGAACGTCATCAAACAAGGGGGCATACTTGCGCATCATGTCGGCAAAGGCCATAGGAATTACATACCCACGGGATATGCTGAAGTGCATTGTGGATCTCCACGCGCGGATATTGCCGGAATACAGCACACCAGCGGGGCCTTGCGTATTGTGGAGGTATACCTGAATACCCTCGACCGCCATACCCTCCAGCACGTTCCACAGCCATTGCTCGTTCTTGATACCGAGCTTCAAGATGATCGTACCGTGTTCCAGCATGGCCTCATGCTGCGCGGCGATCAGGCGACGGGCGAAAGCTACACCCGACGCGGGATCAGGAGCAGCCTCGGACTTGTAGCAAGTGCGCCCACATTTTTCAATGTGGGCGATCATGCCTTCAGGGGTATGGTTGACAGGGATCAGTCGGGCTTCCGCGTTGACAATGTTCATCCCCGGCCACCCACTTTCATCAGGGAGGCCACGATCACAAGCACAGCGGCCTCCAGCAGATACAGGAGAATCCATTGCCACGCAACCTTGACGGCCAGCAGCACCGGCAAAGCCAGAAGCAGCAGGCACGCGGCGAGCAGTACAAGCAGGATGGTTCCCCACAGGATTGCATTGCAAATCTTGTTCAGGATTGCGTCAGACTTCATTTCGATCACTCCTTTAGTCCTTTGTGAAGAAGTCCCCGACCCACCCATCAGCGCCGAGGGGCAAGCCCTGCGCCCACGGAATGGGAACGGTCATCAGCGATTTGACGGTTTCCAGCATGGTCTTATTATCGGCAAAGGGGGCAATGTCGATCACAACCTCGTCATGGATGTGGAACACCACAGGCAGGCCGTGGGCTTCAAGGTTCTCAATGGCAACGGCCAGACAGTCACGCGCGATAGCCTGCACGACGTTTTCAGTCAGCTTGCCGCCGTAGGTTTCGATCTCCTTCCACTTCTTTGTCTGCTGGTCAACGCCGTTGTAGATGATGGAAGGTTGGCCCCACTTGTTCACGCCGAGGCGGGGGTTGATGTAATACAGCTTGCGGCCTGAAGGCAGCTGAATGGTAAACATGGCGCGGCCTTGTAGCTTGTCGTATTCACGGGCAAGGGTCAGGCACTTGACGCGGACGCTGCCGCCCTGCTGGATCACGTTCACAGCTGCCTCGTTCATTTCATACCACAGGTTGCGGATTTTGCTGTTTGCATCACGCCAGCGGGTCACAATGTCCGGCAGCTCATCCTCGGTCAAGCCCATGTCCAAAGCGCCCATGTTTATCAAAGCACCGGGGCCGCCCTGATAGCCGAGGGCCAATTCTGCCACCTTGCCTTTGGCACGGAGGGCGTATTCGGGGTTGCCCTTCTTGATTCGCTCAATAGGCACACCGAACATCTGTGAAGCAGATGCTTCATAGATTTTGCCGTGGGAACGGAAAACCTCAAGCCGCCATTCTTCCCCGGCAAGCCACGAAATGACACGGGCCTCAATGGCCGAGAAGTCAGCGTCTATCAGGACATGCCCGGCAGGAGCCACAAACGCGGTACGGATCAGCTGCGACAGGGTATCAGGCACGGAGCCATAGATCACCTTCAGCGTGTTTGCATCCCGCCTGCGCACGGCATCACGGGCGCACTCAATGGCAATGGTATAGGTACGCGGGAGGTTCTGCACCTGCACCAGACGGCCCGCCCAACGGCCCGTGCGGTTCGCACCGTAGTATTGCAGCAGGCCACGCACGCGGCTGTCAATGGCGCTGGTACACATTTGCAGCGCGTCATACTTTTTGGTGGAGGTTTTCGACAGCTCTTGCCGGATCTCCAGCATACGCGTAGCGGCAGGCCCGTTTCCTTCTTTGGCAAGCAGCTTTGCAACCGTGGTCTTGCGCAAGTCGGTGATTTCCTCGCCGTCCTCCATTTCCTGATTCAGCCACTCGGCCAGCTGCTTCACGCTGTTCGGATTGCGGAGCCCGCTGATCTGTGTAGCCTCGTTCATCAGCTCGTTTCGCACCTGCTCGCCGATAGCCAACGCGCCGTTGACCAACGCCATGTCCACAGCCACGCCACGGGCGCAGATTCGCAGGTCAGTAGCCCATTGCGCCTGCACCCAATCGGGCACGGGGATCATGGACAGGCGATTATCTATCTCCATTTCGGTCACAACGTCCTGCGCATTGTACTGCTTGAACAGGTTCCAGCGGTCAGGGTCATGGTGGGGATAGTTGCGCGTGCGGTTGCCGTTGGCTTTGGTAGGCTTGCAGGGGCAGCAGAAGTAGCGGATCAGGGCCTTACCGGCGGCCATCTTCTGCTTATCTTCAGGCAGGCCCAGCGCACGGCCCGTGGCATCCAATCCAGCGGTATACCCGCAATACAGGCCCTTGAACATGGTACAGCGCCATTGTTCGGGGATCAGGGGGCCAAAGACGCGGGACAGCGCACCGAACTCAAAGTGCGCGTTATACGCCTTTTTGATGCAGTCGGGATCTCGCAGGGCATTGACGATCCAAAACGGAATCTGCTCACCCTGCGCACAGTCGATCACCTGCACGGGGCCTCTGTCATAGGAATAGGCAAAGAGCAGGATTTCAAAGTCAGGGCTTTCAACGTACTTCCAGCTTCCCGTCTTTGTGATGGGTTCGCTGCTGAAGGTTTCAAGGTCAATGTTAAGAGTGTGCATAGCTTCCTCCGTCATTCGTTTTTCGTGTTAATATCAACGCGAATAATGTTGGAACCACAGCGGTACACAGTCACATTGCCTTTGACCAGCTTTTCAGCAAGGCCGTTTTGAATGGCAGAAATCGCGGCATTTATCCAGTTTGCGTCAAGGGTCATGTTGGTTCCACCTCCTTGTGCTGCCGTCATTCCAGATACGGCAGCATGGAATCAATGTCTTTGGGGATGTTACCGTCCCAAACGTAGCTATTCTTCAGAACGTACTCATTGTAGGACGCGGCGGTTTTGTTGGCACGCATTTTCGCCTGTTCTGCCCATCCGCGCTTTTCCTCGGAATCACTATCCTTGTACTGCTGGTAGGTCAGCTTATCAGCGGTATAGCTTGCCATCATTGCCCGGCAGCTGTCCTCCACCTGCTTACGGGTGGAGTAGCTGGTAGCATCGTCAATCTTGTGCAAGGTATAGTTGTATTCGTTTCCCCAACGCAGAAGGGCCGGGCCAGCAGCGACAAGCACAACCAGAAGCAGGGCCACAACCAACCATGCGATCACAGTTTCTTTACGCATCAGTTTGCCTCCTGATAGGTCACAACGGGGTTGTTCACGATAAACGGAATGTCGGAATACAGGTATTCACCCGTCCACTCAATGTAGCGGCCATCAGGTGTGAAGAAGAAAATACCCGTATCGTTTTCACCGTAGCTACCATCCACATCAGCTGTTTCAATGGTATAGAACGCATACCCACCGTTGGATGAATACATAGAATCGTTTTCATAGCTCGGTGTCAGATAGGAATTGAGGGACGTAACCTTGCCATCCACCACGAAATTGCCAACCACGGCATTTCCGGCAAACAGAACAATATAGCCCAGCGGCTTTTCCACGGGGCAGATCACCATGTTTGCCTTTTCGCGCTGACCATTCACCCAATAGGCACGTCGGATCAGGTTGTAACGCTCCAACGAATAGTCAATATCCGTGGGCGTGCGCTGCCTTTGGGTCAGGGATTCAGTCACGGCTTTCTGCGCCTGCATATCGGCTTCCGTGCCGGTAGCAGCGGCAGGTTCGGGAAGATCACAGCTGCACAAAAGGACAACGGCAACACACAGAACCAGAATCAGGGAAATAACCTTACGCATTCGTATCATCCTTTCTTTTCAGGTCATCAATACCGATGAAGTGCGGGCAGTCTTTCACGCCGGGGCAGTCACACCCGCACCCGTTATAGCGGCAACCACCATGCAGCTCGTCGTGCATTCCAACGGTATACATGTAGTAATAGGGGCACACGTCCTCGTTGTAGGGCATTTCGTCAACCACGATCTTCATACCATGCCTCCATATGCGAATAGGCCGGAGGCGGTTGTCCACCTCCGGCCTTGTCAGGATCAACCGTTGTTCACGGGCAGGCCGGTCACGGGGTCAATGGCAGGGGCGGCAGCCATAGGCGCATAGCCGTACTGCTGCGGGGGCATAGCCTGCGGAGCGGCCATCGCCTGCGGAACAGGCATTGCCGGCGCTGCCGTGTAGCCGTACTGCTGCGGCGGGATCGGCTGCGTCATCTGCTGCGGGGTAACACCGGCAGCGGAAGCCAGACCGGCGAAGTCGGTAGCAGCGGAAGCGCCGCCGGACAGGGACTCACCGTCACGGGTCTTGAGGACATTGCCGAGGCCGCAACCAATGCCCTTGTTACCGGCGGTATTGAAGCCGTAGAAGCGGATGGTCACGCGGGCGTACATGCCGCTGTAAATGTCACGGGGATCAACGTCAACCAGCGTGCCATCAGCGCCAATCATGACCACCTGCGGCTTGTTCTTGCTGGAAGCGGTAATGACCCAATGGCCCTTGCACTCGTCGCCGTAGGGCTTGCCATCCTGCCGCACGCCGTCGCCGTCGTGGATGATGGTCTTGAACTGCGGACGGTAGCCGCCCCACACGGTAGACACGGAAGCCTGCGCAGCAGCGGCAATGGCGTTGTCAATGTCGGCCTTGGTGGCGGTGTCGGTCTTGGGGATCAGCAGGGTCACGCTGTACTTGGGGTCGCCGCCCTGCTGCGGGGGACGGGGAACGATCAGGTTAGCATAGGACAGGCGAACCTCGCCGGTAAGGACTTTCTGCGCGTCATTCTGATACATAGCTCTTATCTCCTTATCACTTGTCATCTTCAACGGATTCAGATTTCAGGTTCTGCCGGATCTCGGCAATGGTCTTTTTCAGGTCAGGGAAACGCTCATGCAGGGTAGCAACCATCTGCTGCGTCATGGATTCCAGCTCATCGGCAATAGCCAGCATGGGAGGTTCCAGAATGCCGCCATTGCCAATCTCGTATTCATGCAGCTGGTCGATACAGTCTTGCAGCGAATCGGTCAGCTCGGAATATGCCTTCAGGCAGCGCATTGCGCCTGAACGTTCGCGGGGCTCAATTTCGCAGATTGCGGCAAGCATGATCTGCGATACCTTGAAATGCGCCTTACGCTCCATGTTCTTGCGCTTCAGCTCTTCAAGGGACTTTTCCAGCTGCTTTTCCTTATCGTCACTCATAGCGGGGGGGGTGATGTTGGGCGTTTCACCAAACGGGTTGAACATGGTTCCATCCTCCTTATAGCAGCGCTTTCAGCTGCTTCATTGCCGCGTCATAGTCGCGGGTGTATTGGGTATCACCGACAACGAGCTTTCGCTGTGCCGATTCCAGCAGCTTGACAGCGGCTTCAACACCTGCTGTCAGACTGCCGTGGGATTGCGCCTTAATGCCTTGCAGCTCGGCGGTCAGGGTCTTGTACAGGTTGTCAGCTTTGGGCTCGTCGGCTTTCTTGACTTCCAGCCCTGCCAGCTCATCAGCGGCATCACGGATCACCCGTTCATAGTGCTCCTGCATCATGTACAGGCGGTCACATTCGCCGGGGCAAGCCTCGGTGTTGAAGCTGACATTCAGCACAATGTTCTTGAAATACTGCGCCGCGCTGTGACCCATCATCTGCTCGACCAGATAATAGAACTCGGCGCTATGCTGCACGATCTGAAACTGTCCATCGCTGGTATAGAACGAATCGTGCTCAAATTCGGGCAGCTGACTTACATCGCCGTAGTCGTTCATTCGGGGATCACCCCGGCAAAATCAACGGACGCGGGCGCGTAGTCCGGGCGCTTATCCTGCGCCTCCACCAGTGTAGGTTTGCCCTGCGGCTTCGTCACCAGATCTCCGCAAACCTCGGCGAACTTCTTCTTACCCAACAGCTTTTCAAGGCTGGACAGGGATTCAGGTTCACGGGGCTTGTAGACCGTGGCTTCAGGATAGCCCGCCTGAAGGATTGCCTTGATTGCAGCGTCTTGATCTGACCACACGCGGGCAGAACGACCTTCCACAACGCGGAATCCCGGAATGGTCTTGCCGGACAGGATAGCTTGCAGCGCGTACTCCTGCGCGGATTCATACCAGTCCTTCAGCGCGTCATACCTGCGCAGCATTTCGGCAATTTCCTCATCGGTCATCACCGGGGGCAAGCCACACACGGCACGGGTTTCAGGTTCCAGCGGCGGCTCGGCTTTGTTGGGAAGCACGAACTCCTTGAAATCTTCAGCCGCGCAGCAGTATGTGCCGAATGCCCGGCAGGCCACTTTGCCACGGCAGAACTTGCACCAATCGCCGGGGCAGAACTTACGGCCAGATTCAGGGCCGAGGGCTTCAACAGCAGCCTTTGCAGCTTCATTCGTGCCCCATTCAATCAGCTCTTCCGTGCTGATGGTATCCTCGCTTGCATACTCGCTGATACGGGGCTGCATGATACCAAAGTCCACGCGCCGGATCGTGTCACCGAAAACCGTCTGATACAGTCGCAGCGCACCGAGGGCATACAGCAGCATTTGGGGATTGCGGACAGCAGAAACGGCAACGCCCTTACCATGCTTGTAGTCGGTAATTCGCAGCACCCCATCACCAATCATGATGCAGTCGCAAGTACCAAAGCACTCCGGCACGTATTCCTCCATGCTGACCCGAACCTCAAAGTCAACAAAGGGCGGGTTGGCAAAGGTGTTTGCCTTTTCGGTCAGGAAGTCAACATAGGTCTGCGCCGTCTGAAGCATTTCAGGGCTGTACAGCTTGTGGCGCTTGCAGTTTTCAATCCTGTCCGTGAACTCGGCATCGGTCATGCCCTGAAACTGCTTGCGGCCATACAGCTCACAGATTTCATGGGCCAGCGTTCCCTCTTCCGCGTATACGGATGTACGGGATTCAAACTGCGATTCAAAGCCGGGGGCAGCTGTGCAATGCAACCAGCGGTGGGCGCTCGACGGGGACAGCTTTGCGTGTTGGGTAGGCATACGCGGCGCACCTCCCAAACTTACAGGTCAGCGCCGAGGGCGATCAGGTCAACGGCCAGCTCGGACAGGCGCTCTTCAGGAACAGCCGGGATAGCCATAGCACCGTACTTGTCACGCAGCAGGGAAATGAGGTTCTGCATCTGACCCTTACTGCACAGGGCAGCACCGGCGCGGGAAATGTCAGCGCGGGTATAGGTCTTTGCAGCAGGGGCAACGGGGGCGATGGGCGCGGCGGTCACGGGATCAACGGCCACAGGGGCAGGGGCCACAGGAGCCACGGGAACGGGGTTCACAGGCGCGGGAGCCACAGGGGCAGCGACGGGCACGGGTTCAGCCACAGGGGCCACAGGGGCCGCCACAGGGGCAACGGGGACGGGTTCTGCCACGGGAGCAGCCTCAACGGGATCAGCGGCGGCTTTCTTCTTGTGGGAGCGCTTCACAGGGGCAGGAGCAGGGACTTCAGCCACCGCTTCAGCCACAGGGGCAGCGACGGGCACGGGTTCAGCCACAGGGGCGGCGGGAACTTCACAGGGGACGGGTTCAGGCTCACCGGCAACGGCCAGCGGGGACACGGCAGCAGGAAAGGGATTCAGGGCCTCGGCCAAATGGTGAATAGCTTCAGGCAGGCCCAGCAGGTCAACGGTAACTTTCAACTCAATCAC